AAAAAACGGGTTTGTGGCCACTTTTTTTGGCCAATTGGCCACTTTTGAAAATGAAAATGGCCAGTAAAAAACCTAGTGTTTTCAATGGTTTGCGGGCTTTCTGGCCACTTTCCCACTTTTTTTTCATATTAGTGTGAAGAAAAAAACATATATATTAATATAATATGCAAAAATTTTTGGCCATTTGGCCAGAAGCTGAAATTTCATCAATTTTATGTGGAGGAATGATATTTATGGGTTGGCTTTGTTGTATCGCGTTTATGATCAGTTATTGGTTCCTTAAGGACAATACTCTGCTATATCTCAGTGCTATCTTTGCGGTATCTGGTTCGATCAGCGAAGTGGCGGTTCAGATTAAGAGGTTTACGGACAAGTTTGATTTCCAACTTACTGAGGTTGAAGAGAAGAAGTAAGGATATTTGGGGTCGCGAAAAATACATGCTCCTTTGTGAAAGGAGTGAAACATTATGTTTGAAATTAAACGAGGTTCTATTACTAATCCTGAAAACGGAATCACAAAAGACATCGTTGTAAAAGCTGTATCGGCGAATGATGTGGTGGATATTCTTATCGGAGTCGGAACTGTGATGTTAGGCATTGGCTATCTTACGGTTACCGCATTCAGAAACGGTGTCTACAATTTCGAAGAAGCAGAAATCAAAGCGATGCGAGACGCTGGTGTGATTAAGGATTAATAGTACCGAGAGCGATCAAGCAGTATGGCACTTGAAAGAAAGGAAGAGACTTAAAAACCTCTTCTTTTCTTTTTCGCGATATTTGCAATCACTCTTATGCCAAAAGGCAAAAATTTTTAAGGAGAATGCATATGAACGAAAAGATTAAGAATGCATGGGAGTACGTTAAGGCACACAAGAAAGAAATTTGTATCGTGGGGTTTACCACGATTGCCGGAGTCATCTTGTATAAGACAACCAAGACAGCAATTGATACTGAATCTATATCTGCACTTGATAAATTGATCAATAAACCAGTCAAGGACTATGTGAAGGACTACCAGAATATGTCCGTCGAAGGTTTTGGCGTTGGAGAACTCGACGATTACTTCATCAAGTACAATAGCGGTGCAGTAGAACTTATGGTAGACAAGATGACGCTTGGCGATATAGGTAAACTTGGAGAAGCTATTGAAGCTGCTTGTCCGAATGATATTCCCAACAATCCGAGTGTTTGGGCGTTACTGTGTATTAGAGGAGAAAATGAAACCTAAGGCGAAAAGATTGAGTCCTAACAAGGGCTCTTTCTTTTTCGCGTACGTAACATGTCCCTTTATGAGAAGAGAATATAAGTGAACATAAGAACGGTAAATTGTAAGACGTGGACGCCTATGCTTCGTAAGAAGAGGGAACACATACCACGCTCTCTTTTCTTTTTAACTTTATATTTTGGCTATTTTGAAAATTCGCGAAATTTACAAGTCCTTTTATGAGAGGGAAGAGGTAAAAAGTCGTTTTTACGGCACTTTATCGTTTCCTATTAATTTTTGATCGAAAGGAGGTCTACTTGATGTTAGAAAACAAATTCCAGGCGAATCTTATCAAAGAATTAAAAGATACCTTTGAAGGTTGTATCGTCATGAAAAATGATGCTAGCTATATTCAGGGTATACCGGACTTACTTGTACTATATAAAAACAAGTGGGCCTCGTTGGAATGCAAAAGGAGTGCGCGAGCAAAGAAACAGCCAAATCAAGAATACTATGTTGAACGTATGGATCAAATGTCTTTCTCAAGATTTATTTGTCCTGAGAATAAAGATGTAGTTTTAACAGAGCTTCATTATTATTTCACAGTTTGAGGAGAGAGAAGAATGATATTTAATCAGCATTACAAACTTGAAGGTTTGCATGCTCCATTCGGTGCAAGTAAATCTAGTTGGCTACGTTATGACGACGACCAAGCTATAGAAGTATATTCTAATCTGAAAGCTAAAGAATACGGAAGTCGTGTGCATGCTTGGGCTAAGGAAACTATTGATCTTGGATTCAAACAGCCCAGATCTAATAAGACTATCTGCATGTATGTTAATGATGCTATCGGTTTTAAGATGAGCACAGAAGTTGTTCTATATTATTCTGATAGATTCTTTGGCACTGCCGATGCTATTAGTTTTAAAAATGGCAAACTTAGAATCCACGATTTAAAAACTGGTAAAACCAAAGTAAAGATGGAACAGCTTGAAATCTATGCTGCTTTATTTTGTTTGGAGTATAAAATTAATCCTAGAGATATTGAGATGGAACTTCGAATCTATCAGAATGATGAAGTGTTATACCATACCCCTACTGCTGAAGATATAACCCCCATCATGGAAAAGATTATACATCTCGATAAATTAATGAATGATATTGATAGTAAGGAGGCTTGATAACCATGAATCCCGTAGCGGAAGAAATGATGTCATACCTGTCGGTTCCGATTGAAGAAGATATTTTGGCACACTATGGTATGCCTCGTCGAAGCGGACGCTATCCCTATGGTTCTGGTAAAGATCCTTACCAGCATAACCGAGACTTTCTTGGTCGTGTCGAAGAATTAAGAAAACAGGGGTTTACTTATACCGACGAGAAAGGTAATACATATTCTGGCGATACCGCTATTGCTAAGTCTATGGGACTTAGTACTACTCAGTTCCGAACTGAGATGAGTATCGCTAAAGATGAGCGAAGAATGCTTCGAGTTGCTCGAGTGAAGTCTCTTATGAAAGATGGCCTTGGATATTCTGAGATCGGTAGAATTATGGGCATTAATGAATCTACAGTTCGTTCTCTTCTTAATGAAAAGTCAGAAGCTCGTATGAATACAGCCCGAGAAACCGCCGATTTCATCAAGTCGCAGATCGATAGCAGAGGTATGATTGATGTTGGTACTGGCGTCGAACGAGAACTTAATATTTCTAAAGAGAATCTCGAGAAGGCGCTGTATCTGCTCGAAAGGGAAGGATATCCTGTCTACAAGGGCGGTATTCCTCAGTTAACCAATCCTGGTCAGCAGACTAATCAGAAGGTTATTTGCCCTCCTGGCACCGAGCATAAAGAAATTTATAATTTTGACCAGGTACATAGTTTAAAAGAATACATAACCCGAGATGGTGGCGAGACTTTCGAAAAGAAGTTCCACTATCCCGAAAGCATGGACTCTAGTCGTATTAAGATTCGCTATAACGAAGAAGGCGGTCTTGAAAAAGATGGTATTGTTGAAATAAGAAGAGGAGTTAACGACCTTTCCCTTGGCGAATCTAAATATTCTCAGGTTCGTATTCTTGTAGACGGTACACATTACATTAAGGGTATGGCAGTGTATTCTGACAACATGCCAGATGGTGTTGATGTTATCTTTAACACTAACAAGCATAGTGGTACTCCGATGACCAAGGTCCTCAAAGAGATTAAGAAAGATCCCGATAATCCTTTCGGGTCTGCTATTAAGGATGCGGATCAGGGCGGTCAGTATTGGTATGACCCCAAAACCGGAAAGCATGTTAGTTCTAGTACACCTGGCGCTAAACTTGGCCTTATTAATAAGCGTGCTGATGAAGGCGATTGGAGTGAATGGAGTAATTCGCTCCCCTCTCAGTTCTTAGCTAAGCAGAATCTTAGCCTTGCTAAGAAACAGCTTGGTATAGCCAAGGCCGATAAAGTAGCCGAGTATGAAGAGCTGTGTGCTCTTAATAATCCTACCATCAAAAAACATCTTCTTGCTAAGTTTGCCGATGAATGCGACTCCGCTGCCGTACATCTTAAGGCCGCCGCTCTTCCTGGTCAACAGTACCATGTTATAGCGCCTATTAATTCATTAAAGGATAATGAAGTATATGCACCTAATTATAAGGATGGCACTAAGTTAGCTCTTATCCGTTATCCTCATGGCGGTACTTTTGAAATCCCAATCCTTACTGTAAATAATAAGAACGCGTTAGCGAAGGATATTTTAGGTACCGATACTGGCGATATTGTTGGTATTAGTAAAAAAAATGCAGACCGTTTATCTGGTGCGGACTTCGATGGCGATACCGTTATGTGTATTCCTACTCATAATGGTAAAGTCAAGATTACTTCTACCCCTCCTCTTAAAGGTCTTGAGAACTTCGAAGCGAAGGATATTTATGGCCCAGCTAGTTATGAAGGCAAGTCTGTTCGTTTAATGTCTAAGAAAGCTACCCAAACTCAAATGGGTATCATTTCCAACCTTATTACCGATATGACTCTACATGGTGCTACTGATGATGAACTTGCTGCTGCTGTTAGACACAGTATGGTTGTTATTGATGCTGAAAAACATAAGCTTAACTATAAACAAAGTGAAATCGATAACAACATAGCGGCTCTTCATAAGAAGTACCAGGGTAAGTCTACTGGTGGCGCTTCTACTATTCTGTCTAAAGCCAAAGGCGAGTATTCTGTACCTAAGAGACAAGGCAGCCCTTATACAAACCTTAAAGGTAAAGAAGGATACGATCCTAACAGACCTGAGGGTGCTCTCATCTATAAGAAGGCTGACCCTGAGAATCTGTACAAACCAAAGTATACTACAAATAAGAAGACTGGTATTCGTACTTATACTACTATCGACGGGCAGAAGATTAAATTCGACCCCAACGATGCAGAAGCTAGAGCCGAGTATAGTCATGTTAAGAAAGTAAACAAAGATACTGGCGAAGTTACCTACACTAGTAAGAATGGTAAGTACACCTATGCTTTGGAGGAGCGAACCCAAAAGAGCACTAAGATGGCAGAGACTGACGATGCATACACCCTGGTGTCTAAAGCTAGGCGTCCTATGGAAATTGTCTATGCCGATTATGCTAATAGTATGAAGGCCCTGGCTAATCAAGCCCGTAAGGAAGTAGCTAGTACCGGTAGACTCGTGTACAACAAGAATGCCGCCGCCACCTATAGTAAAGAAGTATCCTCCCTCAATGCTAAACTTAATACCGCCCTACTTAATACCACTAGGGAACGTGCCGCCCAGCGTCTTGCGAATGCTGACGTGCAAGCTAAACTGGACGCCGGTCAATTAGAAAAGGGTGATGTCAAGAAAGCAGGCCAAAGGGCACTTACTAAGTATAGGCAGGAAGTGGGCTCTGTCAATAGAAGAGACCGCAATATTAAGATCACAGACCGAGAATGGGAAGCTATTCAGGCCGGCGCTATTAGCGATAATACCCTTAAGAAGATACTTAATAATGCAGACACCGATGTACTTAGACAGAGAGCTACACCTAGATCTACTACCACCCTTAGCACCGCCCAGATTAGTAGAGTTAAATCTATGCAAGCCCGAGGTTTAACACTAAGCCAGATGGCGGATAAACTTGGCGTATCTCCCACTACTGTATCTAACGCTTTGAAAGGAGTGAATGAATAATGGCAAGCGATTGCATGCTTACTACTTATGACAATCCTTATGATCCGTTCGAACAGTTCACTCTTTGGTGGCTGTTCGATATAGAAAAAGGTTACAATTCTTGTAGTCGATTAGCAAGAATAGTTAATCTTTCTGATGACATGTCACAGCATGAGATCGACATTGAAACAGAAAGAGCAATTGATGAAATTATTAAATACGATTTCTTAGATGTTTATAAGAAAGTAATTAAAAGTTCTAATGAAGAACCGATTAACTGAGGGAGTTAAACGAATAATGTACATTCCTGTATAAACATTCATCTAAGTTATGAGTTTAGTAATTAATCGAGCAATACAAAAACAATTAGTACATTAAAACTTATCTATGATGCATAAAGCATAGGGGAGGGGGTCGCAAAAAATACACCCCCTCCATACATCGCCGCCCTCCTAAATTTTTCTCCGGAGGGATATTTTTGAAAAGCATTTCGACTTTAATAGCATATACGAGGGCTTACGAGGTTCGTGGTTGTGTCCATATTTCTCTCCACTCCTACCTTTTCTTTCTCTCTCCTTTCAAGTGATCTAAGAAGCGGCCTCGTAAGTCTTCTTATATGCTATTAAAGTTGTTAGAAAAGAGAGAGAAAGTATACGAAGACTATATTTGAAACTTAAGAAAGGAGGCAGTAAGTATGGCGAAAGTAAAAGCGCCTGGTCCAACTAAGAAGATTAGACCCGCGTTATCTCCGGAAGCAAGACAGAATCAGTTGATATCTTTAGCTATTGATCTGGTAGAGCAGCGATTAATTGACGGAACTGCCTCTGCTCAGGAGACTGTGCATTTTCTAAAGCTCGCAACCCCAAAGTATAAGGTCGAGCAAGAAATTCTCGAGCGGGAGAAAGATTTAGTTAGCGCTAAGACTGAGGCTATTAAGTCTACTGAAGAGCTTAAAGGGATTTATACCGAAGCGATTAAAGCTATGCGAAACTATAGCGGACAAGGTGATCCGGATGAGTACGAGAATTAAAAGATATTCTGAGCTGATACAATTACCAACTTTTAAAGAGCGCTATGAATACTTGAAACTTGATGGGCGAGTCGGTGAAGACACTTTCGGATTCGATCGTTACCTCAATCAGATATTTTACCGTTCGCAAAAATGGAAGCGCATTCGTAATCAGGTAATCGTAAGAGACAATGGATGCGATCTTGGAATTGAAGGTTACGAAATTAATGAGCGAATATTAATTCATCATATGAATCCGGTATCGCTTAAAGACGTCGAAGAAGAAACCGAATTTCTTTTAGATCCCGAGTATCTTATATCTACAACTCACAATACTCACAACGCTATACACTACGGCGATTCGGGTCTACTCATTTTAGATCCGATTGTTAGAACAAAAAACGATACGTGTCCGTGGAGACACTAAAAATTTTTAGGAGGAAATTATGAGTCACAAGAACTATAATAATTATTCCAAGCCTTATAGCCGTCCCGTTGAACCTGAAACTGTGATCGAGGAAGTCGAGACTATTCCGGTCGAGGAAACTCCCGAAGAGCCTTCCATGATCGAAGAGGCTCCCGTCGTTGAGTCCACTCCTATGATGGAAGTTACCGGCGTTGTTGTCGATTGCTCCAAGCTTAACATGCGATTCGAGCCTAGCTCTGATGCTGAGATTATGTGTACTCTGATTCGCGGCACCGAAGTGGTCATCGATGAAGCTGAGTCCACCGACGAGTTCTATGCAGTTTGCACTCCCGCCGGCATGGAAGGCTATTGTATGCGCAAGTACATTGAAGTCAATCCCTAAGGAGATTAATTATGACTAGTATACTGACATCAACTAAGAAACTTGCCGGTATGACAGAAGAGTACAAAGCCTACGACGATCAAATCATCATGTACATCAACAGTACGCTTCTCAGATTAAAGCAGATTGGTGTCGGTCCTTCTGAAGGTTTTGTAGTTACCGGCTCTAGTGAAACCTGGGAACAGTTTATTCCTTATGATAAGTTTCTTCGTGAATCGACTAAGGCATACATGGGCGCCAAGGTCCGAATGCAGTTCGATCCGCCTTCTGCCTCTTCTGCGCTAGAAGCGCTTAAGCAGATGATTAGCGAATACGAGTGGTGCCTTAATGCTGAAGCGGAAACTAAGATCATTGAATCTAGTCCCGAAGGTAAGACTATGGTCGGTATCGTTGTAGATTGTGTGAAGCTGGTTATTCGAGTTAAGCCTGATCCTGATGCTGAAATCATAGGAGACATTCCTAAGGGAGCTCAGGTGATCATCAATGAAGATGAGTCGAATTCCGAGTTCTACATGGTGGTAACTTCTTCCGGTCTTAAGGGTTACTGTGATAAGGATTACATCGAGATTAAAACTTAAAAAGAAAGGAGGAATTCAAAATGGCGAACATTATTCCTATCGAGGTCAAGAAGACATGTTGTGATATGTTCGCAAGTGGGACCTCCTTAAGAGAAATCTATGATGATTACTTCGTCAACCAGTTTGATATTCCTCAATCGTATAAAGCTTTTACAACTTCTATAAAGCGTTGGATGGATAAGAAGTATACAGAAGATCTCACTCTTGAGAAGGGTACTTATGAAGGCTTCATCGCTCATGATGCTACGGTCCAGGTTAGCAAGGATGGCGAGATAATCCAGGCATGGATTAAGCAGCGAGCGGGAGACATTGATCTTGAGGAATTCCTGACCGGTGTCCGTGAAGCGGTCGAACCTTATGAGTATTCCGAGAAGACTTTCGAATCTTCTGACAGAATGCTCGAGATTCCTCTGTTCGATATGCATTGGGGTATAGCCTTTATGGATTACTATGAGCCGGTGCTTAATGAGATTCTCGGCATCATCAAAAGTCGGCACTGGGATTGCATCGTGATTCCTTTCGGTCAGGACTTCTTCCACAATGACAGCATTGTAAATGGACAGACTACCAAGGGTACTGTAATTGAAAAAGTTGATATGGTTAGAGCCGTACGAGATGGCAAGCAGTTTATGTATGCTATCATCGATGCGGCTCTTTCTCATTCCAGCGAAGTGTCGGTTATGTACACCGCCGGTAACCATGACCGAAGCATCTCGTGGATGTTTGTCCAGGTGCTGCTCGAGCGCTATGGTAGCATCATTGTCGACGACTCTATTACTAATAGAAAAGTCGTAAGCTATGGCAAGAATGCTATCATGGTGACTCATGGCGATTCGAAGCAGGCTACTCCTAAGAATCTCGCTCAGATCTTCCCCGTTAGTTTCCCTACCGAGTTTGCTAATGCGACTGTTCGAGAGGTTCATGCGGGTCATCTTCATCGTGAAGCTGAGTCTGACATTCATGGAGTTATGATCCGCAGACTGTCTACAGGCAGTAAGACCGATGAGTGGTCTGATAAGGAAGATTTCGTCGGTTCACATAAAAGATTTATGCTGTTCGAATGGGATCTGAACAAGCTTAAATCCATCCATTACATATGAACATTCTCAGGGGAAGGAGGAATTCAAAATGGAGTATGAATTATACCATCACGGTATCAAAGGCATGAAGTGGGGCGTTAGACGTTATCAGAACAAGGATGGCTCTCTGACCCCGGCTGGTAGAAAGCGCTACGATCGCGATATTAGCGAGAATAATGCTAAGAAGAAAGATAATCGCATTGTCATAGACGGCCCCGATGCTCGTCGTTGGGTTAAAGAAGATATTAGTAGAACTAAGAAAGTAGTAGATTCTACTTCCGATATGACTCGGCAGCTTAAGAACATCGAAAGTAGTACCAGAGGATCTTCTAAAAAACAAAAGCTGGATCTTAGTGGCATGAGTGATCAGGAGCTTAGAGATCGTATTAATCGTGCCAATCTCGAGCGACAGTATAATGACTTATTCGCTCCGGAGCAAGCTCCTAAAATTTCTAAAGGCAGAGAGGTAGCTAGTTCTATACTCGATACCGCTGGCACTGTTCTTGCGGTTGGCAGCTCTGCTTTAGCTATAGCTCTTGCTATTAAGGAACTTAAGGGGTGAACCCAAAATGGCATTATCAAACACTGCCACCCCGAAATACTATGGCATGTTTCGTGATGCCGTAATTCGAGGTGAAATACCTGTATGCGAAACCGTCTCTATGGAGATGAACCGAATAGATGCTCTAATCGCTAACCCTGGAATTTGGTATGACGACCAAGCTATCCAGGGTTTTGTTAATTTCTGCGAGAACGAGCTCACTCTTACTGATGGCTCAGACTTGCGGTTACTTGACACATTCAAGTTATGGGCAGAGCAGATATTCGGATGGTACTACTTTGTAGACCGAAGCGTATACGTACCCGATCCTAGCGGTCATGGCGGCCGTTATGTGAAGAAAACTATCAAGAAGAGACTTGTAAACAAGCAGTATCTTATCGTTGCTCGTGGTGCTGCTAAGTCTATGTATGCATCTTGTATTCAGAATTTCTTTCTGAACATCAACACTGCTACTACGCATCAGATTACTACTGCGCCTACTATGAAACAGGCGGAAGAGGTATTGTCGCCCATTCGTACTGCTATCACTCGAGCTAGAGGGCCTTTGTTCAAATTCTTAACTGAGGGTTCTCTCCAGAATACTACCGGTTCCAGAGCCGAACGTATGAAACTCGCTTCTACTAAGAAGGGTATTGAAAACTTCCTTACTAATTCTCTATTAGAGATTCGCCCCATGTCTATCGATAAGCTTCAGGGCTTACAGGTCAAGTGCGCCACGGTTGATGAATGGCTTTCTGGCGACATTAAGGAAGATCCTATTGGCGCTCTCGAACAGGGTGCCACCAAGGAACAGGGCGGTGCCGACCAGGACAACGACTATCTGATCGTTGCTATTAGTTCCGAAGGTACTGTCCGAAACGGATGCGGCGATACAATCAAAATGGAGTTAATGGACATTCTCAAAGGAGAATACCAGAATCCTCACGTCTCTATCTGGTGGTACAAGCTCGATTCTATCGATGAAGTAGCGGAGCCCGAGATGTGGCTTAAAGCTAATCCGAATCTTGGTAAGACTGTTAGCTATGAAACTTACCAGCTCGATGTCGAGCGAGCTGAGAAAGCACCTGCTGTCAGAAACGATATTCTGGCTAAACGATTCGGTATCCCGATGGAAGGTTATACATATTACTTCACTTATGAAGAAACCCTTCCGCATCGAAAAAAAGAGTTCTGGGGTATGCCGTGTGCACTTGGCGCCGACCTTTCGCAAGGCGACGACTTCTGTGCGTTCACGTTTATGTTCCCATTAACGAATGGATCGTTTGGCATAAAGACTCGAAACTATATCACTTCCAATACTCTTATGAAACTCCCTTCGGCAATGCGTATGAAATACGACCAATTTGTCAAAGAAGGTAGTCTGATAGTTCTCGAAGGAACCGTGTTGGACATGATGGAAGTTTACGAGGATCTTGATGACCATATTGTTCGAACCGAATACGATGTTCGTTGCTTCGGTTACGACCCATATAACGCCCAAGCATTTGTTAAACGTTGGGTTGACGAGAATGGCCCATTTGGTGTCGAGAAAGTTATTCAGGGTGCTAAAACGGAGTCTGTACCTCTCGGCGAATTGAAGAAACTTTCTGAAGAGAGAATGCTCTTGTTTGATGAAGAGCTTATGACCTTTGCAATGGGCAACTGTATCACTCTCGAAGATACAAATGGTAACCGTAAACTTTGGAAGAAGCGATATGATCAGAAGATCGACGCCGTTGCCGCTATGATGGATGCTTATGTCGCTTACAAACTTAATAAAGACGCCTTTGAGTAAGGAGGTGAGCGATATTAGCAATTATATTTTATACCATCATGGCATTAAAGGCATGAAGTGGGGCGTACGTCGATATCAGAATCAGGACGGTTCTTTAACCCCTGCGGGAAAGAAACGGTATTACAATAATCCAGATCTTATCACGCAAAAGTCAGAATTAGATGCTGCTAAAAAGAGGATGAATGAATCTAGCAAAGTTGCGTCTAAAGCGTCAAACCGATATCAAAATGTACCTACTCCTAAAAACTATCAAGTATACGAAGAAGCGCAAAAGCAATTTATATCGGATAGAACTAATTATAAGAATCTCAAACTGAAATACGATACGAATAAAGAAGTTTCTAGAATTCGTGAAAAAGATATAGATTTTTCCGATAAATCCAAACATCGTTTGAAGCTAGAAGAACAGTATAAAAAGATGGGCATGAATGATGAAGAAGCTCAGGCTGCTGCTAACAATCGTATACGTACAGAAAAGCTGTTAGCTGCGTCCGCTGCGCTTACCATCGGTGCTTGTGCGGCATATGCAGCTAATAAAGCCATTAAGAATAGAGTCGACGGTGTAATTAAGTCTGGTGATATTCTTCAGCGAATCGAGATGGAAGACACTAATGGTAAGCTTCACGATATGTTTTATGTCGCTAAAGGTAAACATGACAGTAAACGATATGAAGGTCTTCTTGGCATGGCTAGAAAGAATGAGACTGGTCATGCATATATGATGAAGCTCGAAGCAATGGCGGATGTAAAAGTCGCATCTAAAGATAATGCGTCTAAGATATTCGGAGAACTTTATAAAAATGATCCAGAATTTAGATCTACAGCTTCTAAATATGTCGGCGAGCATTTCTCGGGTCGTAATAAACTAGACCCCACAAATCTTAGCGATAGAAACATTAAGAAATTGTATGAAAATTTCAATTCGAACATAATGTTTGTTCGTGAAGACGGTAAGGGCATAGATAAGCAATTTTATAGTAAGTTAAAATCCGCTGGTTATGGCGCTATTCAGGATATTAACGATATGAAATTTAGCGGCTATAATGCTAAAAATCCTCTTATAATCTTTGATAACTCCAAGGGTAATATACTGGTTAAATCCTATAATGAGATGACAGAAAATATTGGTAAAAAGGGCACCATCGAATCGATTAAAACGATTGGCGAGAGCTATACTAAAGAGTTTCTTAATAAAGGTTTACCGATGACAGCTATAGGTTTAACTGGGGCTACAGCAGTTACATATAATAGCGATCCTAACAAGCAATACAAAAACTATAAAAGTAGGTGATATTTATGTCCGATTATGTTTTATACCACCACGGTATTAAAGGCATGCGCTGGGGTGTACGTCGATATCAGAACAAAGACGGCTCTCTGACTCCGGCTGGTAAGAAGCGTCAGGCTAAGCAGGATTACCGTAACGCTAAAGATTCTGCGTTTGCTAAATATGAGAAAAGCATCGGCTCTATCGAAAAAGGTTATAAGCGTGGTCAGATGCTTTCTAAAAAAGATCAGGCTCGGGAAGAAGCAGCTGAGAATGAATACAATAAAGCTGCCGCGAAAGCCAAAAGCGATTATAAGAAGGCCAAGGCAGATATTAAGTCTGAAAAACGAGCTGCTAGACTACAGAAAAAGTATCCTGGAAAGAGCATAGAAAGCATCGATAAATACTATGATGAACAGAAAAAGTCGAGAAAGATGTTGAGGACAGCTGCCGGAGCTAAAATAGTCAGTCGTGCTATGAACGGAATGGGTCAGAGCTTGTACAATAAGTATAAAGATGGCGCTTCTCCGGCTGGTGTAAATGCTATAAGAGGTCTTGGTTACGCTTCTAAAGCTTTGAAACTTATCGGTGATGCTACTACGGTATCTGCGTATGCTAATCAATTTAAAGCGTATCAAGAGTTCATGCTGAGTTGATTGGGGTGAAACTTCAAAATGGGTTTAATGGATAGACTCCAGCATGGCTGGAATGCTTTTGTAAACAATCGAGATCCTACGGAGTATCGCGATAGCGGTTATACATATTCTTATAGACCTGATCGTCCTCGTCTTTCTCGAGGCAACGAGCGTTCTATTGTGAATTCCATCTATAACCGTGTCGCTATGGACGTTGCGGCGATCAACATGATGCATTGCAAGCTCGATGATAATGGTCGATTCGATTCCGTTATCAATTCTAAGCTTAATAATTGTTTAACTCTTGAAGCCAATATCGATCAGACAAGCAGAGCCTTCATTCAGGATGTAGTTGTGTCTATGTTCGATGAAGGTCATGTCGCAATCGTTCCTATCGATACTACTATTAATCCTAAAGATAGTGGATCTTACGATATTGTATCCATGCGAGTGGGTAAGATTCTTGAATGGAGACCTGCTCACATTAAGGTTCGAGTCTATAACGACCGAACCGGTCTTAAGGAAGAAATTATTGTTCCTAAGAAAAACGCGGCTATTATAGAGAATCCTCTGTATGCCGTTGTTAACGAACCTAACTCTACTGTTCAGCGTCTGATCCGAAAGCTTAACCTTCTGGATGCTATCGATGAACAGAGCGGTTCTGGAAAGCTCGACTTGATCATTCAGTTACCTTATGTGATCAAGAGTGAAGCTCGTCGTCAACAGGCCGAAAGTCGGCGTAAAGATATAGAGATGCAGTTAGCTGGTTCTAAGTATGGCATCGCCTATACAGATGGCACCGAGCGTATTACTCAGCTTAATCGACCCGTCGAGAACAACCTTTTGAAGCAGATTGAATACTTAACGAGCATGGCTTACGCCCAGTTAGGAATCACTCAGAGCGTAATGGATGGTACTGCCGATGAGAAGACTATGCTGAATTACTACGATCGAACTATCGAACCGATTATCTCGGCAATCGTTGATGAAATGAAACGTAAGTTTCTTACTAAAACTGCTAGATCCCAGTCGCAGTCGATTATCTATGTTCGTAATCCGTTCAAGCTCGTTCCGGTTAATGATCTTGCGGAAATTGCGGATAAGTTTACTAGAAATGAGATCATGTCTTCTAACGAGATTCGTCAGATTATTGGCATGAAGCCTTCTAAAGATCCGAAGGCGGATCAGCTCGTTAATAGTAACTTGAATCAGCCTGAAGAAAAGGCTGCTCCTATCGACAAGACGAATGCGGTATCTAAGGAAGGAGAAGAAATTCAAAATGGAGATGTATGATTTTAGCGGCTGGGCAACTAAGGCTAATCTTAAGTGCTCCGATGGTCTTACTATCCTGAAGGACGCGTTTAAGCACAATAATGGCCAGACTGTTCCTCTTGTGTGGAATCATCAGCATAATGATCCCAATGAAGTTCTCGGTCATGCCCTGCTTGAGAACCGCGAAGAAGGCGTTTATGCCTATTGTAAGTTCAATGACACCGAATCCGGTCGCACCGCTAAGCTCCTTGTACAGCATGGCGATGTGGATGCACTGTCTATCTATGCTAACCAGCTCAAGAAGCAGAATAACTTCGTCTCTCACGGTAATATTCGTGAGGTGAGTCTGGTTCTTGCCGGTGCTAATCCCGGCGCGTTTATTGATTCTGTTATCAAGCATGGCGAAGAGTCTGATGAAGAGGCGGTTATTTATACCGATGAAACCATCAATCTGTATCATGCTGAAATTAAATCCGAAGAATCTAAGAAGGAAGAAAATAAGGAGGAAAAGAACATGGCTGAGGAAACCAAGCAGGTTAAGCCTGAGAGTGAAGAGACCGTCGAGGACGTGTTTAATACTCTTAATGAGAAGCAGAAGACCGTTGTGTATGCTATTATCGGTCAGGCTGTTGAAGATGCTAAGAATGAAGACAATGATGAGGAGGAATCTGAAATGAAGCAGAATGTTTTTGAGAACGATATGAAGGATCAGGGCCATGTTCTGAGCCATGCTGATCAGGAGGCCATCATTGCTATGGCTAAGCAGTCCAATGTTGGTAGCTTTAAGCAGGCTCTCCAGCTCTTTGCCGAGGAGAGTGGCGCTATTCAGCACTCTGAGGATGGCGTGGGTATTTTCGAGGATTACGGTGTGCTCTTCCCCGAGCTTGAGCTTCTGAAGAAGGGCGAGCCCGAAACCCTGTACAAGTATGATCAGAGCTGGGTTACTCCCGCACTGGCAAAGATTCACAAGAGCCCCTTCAGCCGTATTCGTACCCGCTTTGCTGATGCTCGTACCGCTGAGCTGAAGGCAAAGGGCTACCAGAACAAGGGTGATCAGAAGACCATCATGGGTCAGATCAAGATGATCAACCGTGAGACCACCCCTCAGACTATCTACATCAAGGATGCTCTGCATCGTGATGACATCATCGACATCACCGACTTCAGCATCGTTGACTATCAGTGGAAGCAGATGCGCATGGTACTGAACGAGACCATGGTTCTTGCAGCAATGGTTGGCGATCAGCGTGAGGATGGCGACCCCGATAAGATCAGTGAAGAGCACGTACGTCCTATCTGGAAGGACAACGATGAGTATACCATCCATACCGATGTTGACATCGCTGCCGCTAAGGCTGAGCTTCAGGGCTCCGACACCAGCGTACACTTCGGCGAGAACTACATCTATGCTGAATCCATCATCACCGCTGCTCTGTATTCTCGCGAGCAGTTCAAGGGTACCGGTACTCCCGACTTCTATTGCACTCCTCACCTGGTAAACGTAATGCTGCTCGCTCGTGACCTCAACGGCCGCCGCATCTACGACTCCAAGGCTGACCTGGCAAAGGCTCTGAACTGCAACTCCATCGTTGAGGTTGAGCAGTTCGAAGGTCTGACCAGAACTACCGAAGATGGCGACAAGAAGAAGCTCCTGGGTCTGTTCGTCAACCTGAACGACTACACCTTCGGTTCCACTCGTGGCGGCGAGATCACCCGCTTCGAGGACTTCGATATGGACTTCAACCTCAAGAAGTTCATGCTGGAAACCCGTCTGTCCGGCTCTCTCTACAAGCTGAAGTCTGCTATCGCTCTCGAGGAGCCTGTGGTTGAAGCTGCGGGCTAAGAGCATAGGCGATCATAAAAAATAGGAGGAATGACTAATGGATAAGATTCTGTTTAACCACAAGGACGTCAACGTGGCTGGTACCTATGTGTACGTCGATAGCGGCGTCGCATACCAGGATTCCGAGTGTGAAAATGCTTTTAGCACGGAAGCCCTTAAGAATGTGTTTCTCAAGGGCGCTGTCATCGTGGCCGATGAAGCCATGTACAAGCCCATCAGCTTCACTCTGAATAGCGACGAGGTTGGTGTTCTGACCTACGTTACCGCCGATACTACCACCGCTACTACCGCGGTTCTTGCTACCGTGGTTGCGGTCGACGAGTCCGATTCCTGAGTAAACCAATCAAAATGGAGTGATTGTCAATGGCTAAATGGTACGGAAGTATCGGCTACGCTGAGACAGTAGAAACGAATCCTGGCGTATGGGATGAAAAGATTACCGAACGTAATTATTACGGCGATGTATATCGAAATACTCGTAAACTTCAGTCTACTGAGTATCTTAACGACAGTATTAATATCTCTAATGAGATCAGTATTGTAGCCGATCCGTACGCCAACGATCATATCTACTCCATGCGTTATATTACTTTCCAGGGGGCTAAATGGAAGATTAATAATGTCGAAGTTAAGCCCCCTCGACTTACTCTTTCTATCGGGGGTTTGTATAATGGCGAGTCGAATTGATTTACACAACGAACTGTGTACACTTCTCGGATCTAGAAATGTTTATTTCCAGCCCCCCGAGACGATTAAAATGTCGTATCCGTGCATTGTATATTCTCGAGACGATATCGATACTCAATACGCCGATGACAGAATTTACAAGAATCGGAATCGATACGAGATTACGGTTATAGACTCCGATCCGGATAGTAAAACTCCGGATATGATTCTTATGCATTTTATGATGTGTAGATTCGACAGGAGTTTTGTATCTGAGAATCTCAATCATACTACTTTAATATTGTACTACTAAAGGAGGACAAACACATGGCTAAACTTGTTTGGGATAATGTTGGCGAACGCTTTTATGAAACTGGTGTAAAGATGGGCGTTCTGTACCCCATGACCAATGATGGTACTTACCCTAAGGGCGTTGTTTGGAACGGTCTGACTGCCGTTACTGAAAGCCCCTCTGGCGCTGAGTCTACTCCTCTTTATGCTGATGACATTAAGTATCTTAACATGGTGTCTGCTGAGGAGTTCGGTGCTACCATCGAGGCTTATACTTACCCCGATGAATTCCTGATGTGTGACGGTTCTGCCGAAATCGCCACCGGTGTTACCGTCGGTCAGCAGGCTCGTCAGACTTTCGGTCTTTGCTACCGTACCGCTTTCGGTAATGATATTCAGAACAATGACTATGGTTATAAGATTCATATCATTTATGGTGCTCTGGCTGCTCCTTCCGAGAAGGCTTATGCCACCATCAATGATAGCCCCGAAGCTATTACTTTCTCTTGGGAAGTTAAGACCACTCCCGTCGTCGTCACTGGCTTTAAGCCTACTGCTAGCCTCGTGATCGACTCTACTAAGGTTGATAAGACCAAGCTGGCTGCTCTTGAGGCTGTTCTGTACGGTAGTGAGTCCGCTGAGGCTCGTCTGCCCATGCCCGATGAGATCGTTGAGCTCGTTGGTACTGCTGGCTAATAACTAACTTTATATTTAGGGGGTCGTATTCAGGAAAGGCTGGCGACCCCTCTTTTTAATTTGAAAGGAGATAATTAAATGATTAAGAGAACCATTACTTACACCGATTTCGACGGTAAGGAGAGAACCGAAGACGCTTATTTCAACATGACTAAGAGCGAACTTATTGAGTTTTCTTTTGGTCTTCCTGATGAAATGACTGAGACTGTCAAGAGTACAGACGATGTTAATAATGAAACTGCCAATAAGCTGATTGAAAAGCTTGGTAATTCCGGTATTTTCAATTTCGTTAAGGAACTGATCGTTAAGTCTTACGGTGTGAAGTCTGCTGATGGCAGACGGTTTATCAAGGACGAGAAGGCTACGACCGAGTTTATGCAGACTCTGGCTTATGATGAGTTCATCATCGATCTTTTCAGTAACGATATGAAGGCTTCTGAATTTATTAACGGTATCATTCCTGCCGATATGGCTAATAAGATGCCTACTAATACTTTTAGAGCCGTTAACTAACTACGAATATTCGGGAGGGTTGAGAGATGCTCCAAATCACAGTACCGGCTGTTGAACTATGGGATGAAAAAAGACAGCTATTCATCAACGTAAAAGAACATAAAATACAGTTGGAGCATTCTCTCGTCTCCATTTCAAAATGGGAATCCAAATGGTGTAAACCGTTTCTATCGAGAAATGACAAAACTGTAGAGGAAGTCCTAGATTATGTTAAATGCATGACTATTACTCAGAATGTAGATCCTGAGATTTATAAGTATCTTACTGAAGAGAATGTCGCTGCGATAAACGAGTATATCGATGCGCCCATGACTGCGACTACTTTTTCGGAAGATGGACTTAGTAAAACTAATAGGGAAATTGTCACATCCGAGCTTATTTATTATTGGATGATCTCGTTAAACATACCTATTAAATTCGAAAAATGGCATTTGAATCGTCTGCTTACTTTAATACGAGTTTGTAATATTAAGAACTCTCCGCCTAAGAAGATGAGCAGAAAAGAGATACTAGCTCGTAATGCTGCTTTGAATGCAGAACGGCGAAAGAAACTAAATACAAAGGGGTGATTCATATGCGAAAAGACGTAGGGTATCGATTAGGACAGTCGCCTATTAATTACTTTTCTGATTTGTTTATCGTTGCGATGGTCGTTATGTGGATTGTGGATAATGTCTATCAGTCTATTATAGCGACTATCGTTACTATCAGTTCAGCTATCCTAAGTAAGGAAACTGGAATGAATTGCTATGACACTTCGATGTGGGCTTCTATTGGTGCTAATGTAGCCATTCCTCTATCATGCGGAGGTGCTATATGGATGATTAAAAATTCCATACAGCATGCTATTAGCAATCGACGAGGCGAACAAGCAAAAGAAGATTTTCCGGCAGTTCATCCTGAATGCGAAAACGAAGAAATCGAGCTAGAGTCTCGAAATGAATTTTAAAGAAGGAGAAAATTCAAAATGGTTAATATTGAAACTTTTATGATTGGTCTTCTTATTACTTCTACTCTTACGGGCCTAGTTACTGAGGCTATCAAGAAGATCGCTACCGAACATAATAAGACCTATCGAGCCAATACCCTTGCGGGCGTTGTATCTATGGTTCTGTCTGGCGCCATCGGCGTTTGTTATAACGTTATTGGCAATGTCGGCTTTACCCAGCAGTCCGTTATTTGTATCGTCGCTCTTGTCTTTATGAGTTGGCTTTGTGCGATGGTTGGTTACGATAAGGTTATCCAGGCTATTAGTCAGTTTAAAACTACCGAAAAGGGTGAGTAATAATGAGCGTTACAGCTAAAGCAGTACTCGATGTTGCGAGAAGTTGGATTGGGTATAGTGAAGCGAATGGTAAGTACAAAGAAATTCTGAAGATCTATAACAATAATACAAGTGGTTATGACATGACTAATTCAGACCCTTGGTGCGATTGCTTTGTATCTGCCGTAGCTATTAAAGCTGGTGCCGTCGACATTATCGGTACTGAAGTAGGTTGTGAGCGTCACATCGCTATCTTCAAGAAGCTTGGTATTTGGATTGAAGATGGTAAGGTCAAGCCTCAAGTAGGCGACATTATTGTGTTTAACTGGGATGATAGCACCCAACCGAACGATGGTTTTGCCGACCATATTGGCTTTGTCGAAGCTATAAACGGTAATACTATTACCTGTATCGAGGGTAATATGAATGATGCTGTTGGCAGACGTAACATATACGCTGGCTGGGGGTACATTCGAGGTTATGCTAGACCCAAGTACGGGGCAAGCTCTAACACAACAACTAATACTACTAAAACGCAGACGGTAGCTACTAAGTCTACTGTTAAATGTACAGTTTCTATCAATCAACTTCAAAATGGAGATAAAGGCAATCAAGTCAAGGCTCTCCAGAAGCTTTTGATCAGCTATGGATATTCTTGCGGTAAATACAAGGATGACGGCGAATTCGGTACAGATACTGAAGCTGCTGTTAAGAAGTATCAGAAAGCTAATAAGCTCGAAGTTGACGGCGTAGTTGGCATAAATACTTGGAATAAACTTCTGGGCATTAAGTAAATGAGTTAAGAGGTGGTTGTATGATAACTTTCAAACACCGGGGTAACTTCTCTAAAACGACTCGTTTTTTAGAGAGAGCCAAAGAGGTCGTCAACCTCGGAGTCCTCGACAAATACGGTCGAGAAGGAGTTGCTGCTCTGGCATCTGCAACCCCTACTGATTCTGGTTTAACGGCTAACTCGTGGTACTACGAAATAGAGCGTGGTAGAGGCTATGCCACGATTACCTATAACAATTCGCATGTTAATAAAGGTGTTTCTATAGCCATCATTTTACAGTACGGACATGGAACCGGAACTGGAGGCTGGGTACAGGGTCGTGATTACATCAATCCTGCTATCCAGCCTATTTTTGATAAAATCGCTAATGATGCATGGGAGGAGGTTACTAAATTATGAGTAGATCAGTAGATGAAAGAATAGTATCGATGCAATTCGATAATCGACAGTTCGAAAGAAATGCCGCTACTAGTATGTCGACTCTTGAGAAACTTAAACAGAGTTTAAACTTTACTGGTGCTTCTAAAGGATTGGAAAATGTAAATTCTGCTGCTAAGAGCGTTAATATGTCTGGTTTAGGCAACGCTGTTGAAACTGTCGCCGCTAAATTCTCAGCTTTACAAGTAATGGGAGTAACCGCCCTTGCTAACATAACGAATTCCGCAGTTAATACGGGTAAGAGAATGATCTCCGCATTAACTATAGATCCTATTAAAACTGGTTTCACTGAGTATGAAACCAAGATGAACGCTATCCAAACAATTATGTCCAATACTGCTAGTAAAGGCACAACTATGGATGACGTTACTAGAGTTATCGGTGAATTGAATACTTATGCGGATAAGACTATTTATAATTTCGCAGAGATGACTCGAAATATCGGTACCTTTACCGCGGCTGGTGTTGGGCTCGAAGAATCTGCTTCTGCAATTCAGGGTATAGCGAACTTAGCGGCTATGTCTGGTTCTAGTTCACAACAGGCATCTACTGCAATGTATCAGCTTTCTCAGGCTATGGCCTCTGGCACAGTTAAGCTCATGGACTGGAACTCGGTCGTTAACGCTGGTATGGGCGGTGAATTATTCCAGAATGCGTTAAAGGAAACTGCTAGAACTCATGGCGTAGCAGTAGATGAAATGATTAAGAAAAACGGTTCTTTTAGAGAATCGTTACAAGAAGGTTGGATAACGACTGATATTCTTACCGAAACTTTGTCTAAAATGACTAAGAGTGGCGCAGCTGAATATTTGTCCAACTTAACCGGCGTCGAACAAGATCAGATAATTGCTGCACAGAAACTTGTTGCAGAAAATAAAAACGGAACAGCGTCTTATGATGAACTTGCTGAGAAACTTGCTGCCACTGGTAAAGTATCTAAAGAGCAGGCTATGGATATTCTTAAGATGGCTGATAATGCTGAAGACGCTGCAACTAAGGTAAAAACATTCACCCAGTTATGGGACACCCTTAAGGAATCCGCACAGTCTGGTTGGTCACAAACTTGGGAAATTCTTATAGGCGACTTCGAAGAAGCAAAAGAGACATTAACCGAGATTTCCAAAGTCATTGGGTCGGTGCTTGAAGCGTCAGCTAAAGCTCGTAACGATCTACTTCAAGGATGGAAGGACGCTGGCGGTCGAGCTGATATAGTCGATTCATTATTTAATGTTTTTAAGGCGATCGGTAGTGTTGTTGCGCCGATAAAAGAAGCATTCAGAGACATATTTCCTCCGATTACAGTTAAGAATCTTAAAGATTTATCTGAAGGTCTTAAAAAGTTCACCGAAAATCTTACGATTAGTTCCGATGTTGCCGACAAAGTAAAACGTATATTTAAGGGCGTATTCTCTATCATTGATATTGGTAGAAAGATTGTGGTAAGCGTAGCTGATGCATTTTTAAAGTTGGCTGGTTCTGACGGTATTGGCGGTCTTTCTAAATTCCTTTTAGATGCTACTGCGTCTCTTGGCGATTTCTTCACCTCTCTTAATGATGGTTTTGATGCCAGTGGATTATCTGGTTTTATGTCGACTTTAGTCGATTTGATATCCGATTTGATAGAAGGCACCCTCGGTCCGATTGAGAGTTTTGGCGATGCGATTGCGGCCATTGGCGGAGTTATTAAAAATGTTGCCAAATGGATATGGGATACGGTTAAACCCGTATTCGAATGGATTAGGGATAACGTTTCCGCTGGCGATATTTTTGCAGGTCTCGCTGGCGGTGGTGTATTTGTAGCTGCTAAGAAAATAACAGGTTTCCTCGATAAGATTATTGAAGCTATTAAAGGACTTTTCGGCGGAAAAGACGACGGTCCTAGCATTAAAGAGAAGTTGGCCGATCTTTTAGATGGTGTTAAAGACACACTTAATGCGTTTTCTACCGGTATAAAGATAGGATCTATATTAGCTATTTCTATTGCTGTTGGTATTCTGTCTGCTGCACTTAAGTCCATTTCAGAAATCGATGTTGGGGCAGCTATTAAATCTTTAACCGTTATAGGGGCTATGATGGGTATGCTGACATTAACAATGTCGACCATGACTAAGACATTGAATAAATTTGAGCCTAAAGGTCTCGGTAAAGCGGCATTCTCGTTGATATTAGTATCCACTGCAATTCTTATTTTATCATCTGCTATGGAGAAAATAGCTCAGTTATCTTTTAAAGAAATAGTTAAAGGTCTTATCGGTGTTGGTGGCGGTTTAATAATCCTTTCCGCCGGTCTTAAAATCATAGGTGAGACTAAAATCCCATTAAGTACTAGTATCGCGATGATAGCGTTAGCTAAGGCTTGTGAGATGCTCGGCGAAGCTATGCAAAAGTTTGCAACATTGACCTGGGAACAAATAGCTCGTGGTCTGTCCGCTATGGGCGGGGCTTTATTAGAGTTGACTGGCGTTATGGCTGTATTGCAGAAATTTGGAGGCTTTAAGTCTTTACTTAGTAGTATAGGTATATTTGTCGTAGTTCAATCTCTTGATGACTTGGCCGCAGCTCTTAAAAGTTTCGGCGAAATGCAATGGGATGAAATCGGTCGTGGCTTAGCTGCCATGGGTGGTACCCTTGGCGAATTAGCTATTACGTTAGGCGGTCTCGGAACATTGGCTGGATTTTCTAGTATATTCGCGTCTGGCGCGATATCTATAGTTATAACTAGTTTGGACGAACTTGCTATCGCATTAAAAAGTTTCGGCGAAATGCAATGGGATGAAATAACTCGTGGTTTAGCAGCTATGGGTGGAGCTTTACTTGAAGTAAGCGGTTTTACAGGTGCTTTAGGTAAAATTTCTGGATTTTCGTCTATATTTGGAGCTGGCGCGATAGCTATAGTTATATCTAGTTTGGATGAACTCGCTAACGATCTTGTTAAATTTGGAGCAATGCAATGGGACGAAATAGGTAGAGGTTTAGTAGCCATGGGCGGAGCTTTACTTGAAGTAGCTGCTGTTAGCGGTGCTCTCGGTTATCTTACTGGTATAGCTGGAATATTTGGCGCTGGTGCTATTTGGCTCGCAGTTCAGGGTTTAAACGAACTCGCTATAAGTTTCCAGAAATTTGGTTCTATGACTTGGGATGAAATCGGTCGTGGCTTAGCTGCTATGGGTGGAGCTTTACTTGAAGTAGCTGTTATATCTGGTGCGCTTGGCTGGGTCGGCGGATTAGCCGGCTTGGTTGGCGCCGGCACGTTGCTACTTGCGATTCAAGGTCTTGACGATTTAGCCGCAGCCCTTGAAAAGTTTGGCTCTATGTCCTGGCCTGAAATCGAACGCGGTTTAGAGGCTATGAGCAGGGCTATGGGCGAAGTGGCCCTTGGCGGTCTTGCTAATACCTTCTCTGGTATAGGCGCTGCCGCTATTGGCGAAATCGTAGAACCTCTTGCTAATTTAGCAGATTCCGTTAAGAAATGGTCTGATGTTACGGTCCCTGAATCTCTTGGTAGTCAGCTAAAGACATTAGCAGAAGGTGTAAAGGCATTCACCTTTGGTGGTATGGGCGCTGGTGCATTAGCTGAAGTAGCTCCCGCATTAGGTATGTTAGCTGATGGCGTAAATAAATGGAAAGACGTAACGATCCCCGAAGGTCTCCCTGATAAATTCGATAAACTGGCTGTGGCGGTACGTAAATTCTGGGATGCGAGTGTTGGAGCCGGAGTATTGGCGACATCTGCTGGACCTTTCGGCGATTTGGCTGATTCGGTCAAGAAGTGGTCTGACGTTACCGTACCCGAAAATATCGAAAGCGATTTAAAGAAAATAGCCAACGGTGTCGGCGCTTTTACATTTGCTTTTGCCGGTGGATGGTCCTTAGGTGCCATAATCGAGCCTCTTGGAAATTTCGCCGGTACTATTAAGAAATGGGTCGATGTAACTGTTCCCGAAGGTATTGAAACTGGCCTAAAGAGTATAGCTAATGGCGTATCCGCATTTAGCTTTGCATTCGCTGGAGGTTGGTCTTTAGAAACTATTGTCGGACCGCTTGGCGATCTTGCCGGTTCAGTTAAGAAATGGGCAGATGTTATATTTCCCGAAGGACTCGGAGCAAATCTTAAATCGTTGGGTAATGGTATAGCATCGTTCGGTATGATCGGAGACATTGCACATATTCCAACGTTTCTTAATAACTTAGCGGATTCGATTACTAAGTTTACTACAATTTCGTTCAGCACTATAACCACCGATATTAGCAATTTATTCACAACGTTGAATGGAATCAGTGTTAATGAATCGGTCATTGCATCTATTAATAATTTCGGATCATCTATTACTAATGGTCTGGTACAATCTATCAATGATGCTGCTTCTGGAATGGCGGTTGCTGGTAGCAGTTTAGTCGATGGTCTTGTAACTGGTATCACTTCTAAGAAGGCGGTTTTAAATGTCACCTGTGTTCATATAATGACTCAGATGCTTAATTATATTAATGCACGTGCAGCCATGTTCGAACGGTCCGGTATTTATATTGTCAATGGTTTGAACACCGGTATTAAATCTGGAGTTATCAAGATTAAATTAACGATCAGTTCTGCCATAGCGCAGGCCGTTACTAGCGCTCGTAATTATTACAAGTCTTTCTCTAGTGCTGGCGCTTATTGTGTGAGCGGTTTCGTGAACGGTATTATAACTAATCAATACAAAGCCGCCTATGCTGGTAGCGCATTAGCTGCTGCCGCGTTGAACGCTGCTATACGCAGATTAGGTATAAGTTCACCTTCGAAGGAATTCTATAAAGTAGGCGATTTCTCCGGACAGGGGTTTATCAATGCACTTACCGACTACGAAAGTACGTCTTACAAAGCTGGTTCTGCTATGGCCGGATCGGCTATTGACGGCCTTGCTAATTCTATTTCTAAGATTAAGAGCGCCATCGATAGCAATGTAGATACCAATCCCACTATTCGTCCGGTACTTGATCTGTCTAACATTCAAAATGGAGCTAATGCCATTGATAGTATGTTCGCTAATCGAACTCTTGATCTGGCCGGTATTAATGCTAGTCATGCTAACTTTAATTCCGAAACTAATCTTAACGACGTTATATTTAAGATTCAGAAGATGAACGATGATAGCAATCGCAGCGTGGTTAATGCCATTACTAATCTTCGTGGTGACTTTGGTTCTCTGGTGGAGGCAATCGGTCATATGCATATTCGTATGGATAGTGGCACTGTTGTTGGCGAACTCATTGGTAAAATTGATAGCGGCTTGGGTCGCATTGCTACACACAAAGGAAGGGGGATTTGATGTATCACTCTATAATTATCGGGGATAAAAATACCTGGGCGGATTGGCACTTATTTCCCTCTTCCCGCCCTGTCTTTAATCCTCCAGAAGTAAAGACTAAATATATTGATATTCCTGGCGCTGATTATCAGCTTGATTTATCTACAGTACTAACCGGCGATATCGCCTATGGCGCTCGAACCGGATCACTTGAATTTATAGTCGATAACGGTCATGAGGAATGGTATAACTTATATTCTAAGATTTTAGACTATCTACATGGTCAGATTCGCAAAGCTACTTTAGAAGACGAGCCCTCGTATTACTATGAGGGCCGTTTCACTGTTAATGAGTGGAAATCCGATCCGCATAACTCTAAAATCGTTATCGATTATAATCTTGCTCCTTATAAGTATGATCAGTTTACTTCTTTGGAAGATTGGCTTTGGGACCCGTTTAGTTTTGAGACTGGGGTTATACGAGAGTATAAGGATTTAGTTGTTGACGGAAGTCTGCATATGACTATTATTGGACAACGTATGAGTGTAACTCCTACGTTTATTGTTAAAACTGACGATGGAAATGGTTTAAATGTTAACTTTAATGGTGTGGCATATCATTTAGCCGATGGCACATCTAGAGTTGTGAATATTGTAACCGTGGAAGGTGAGAATAAATTAATTTTTACAGGGCACGGAACCGTTTCTATCGAATATAGAGGAGGTCGTTTGTAATGTATAAGATATACGCAGACGATCAACTGTTGTATGCTCCGCATCTCGCTAATCAGGGGTGCGGAGTTTTTTCTCCTAAACTTACAGTTGAGTTAAATAAAGCGGGTGAGCTTGATTTTACAATGCCGCCACAAAATACTCTTTATAATAAACTCAATAAACTGAAAACGATTATCACCGCGTATCAAAATGAGGAAGAGATCTTTAGAGGTCGTGTACTACATGACGAAAAAGATTTCTATAATCAGAAGCACACCTATTGCGAAGGAGAATTAGCGTTTCTTCTTGATTCTAAGCAGAGACCTTATTCTAAGCCCGAGGCCACCCCTGGCGATATGCTTAAGTACTATATTTCAAATCATAATGCCAGAGTAGATAATAATAAGAAATTTGAAGTTGGATATATCACCGTTAGTGCAAAAGATGTAGCTACTGAAACGGTAGCTGTAGTAGAAAGCGGCGTGGCCGAGGCTAGTACCACGGTGAAAGCGACGGTAGTTAAAAATGCTCAGTTTGCATCGTATACTAGTGGCGAAACTTCTGATTTCGGTACACGATACATGCTCGGAGCTTCTCATAATGGCGTTTCACCAACAGGTTATCCTACGAATAAATTTAATTTATGGATGAGATATTCGATCACCGTTCCTAAAGATTGTTACGTGCTCGATTTTACTGCAAAGTACACTAAAGTTTTTGATAGTGTTCTTGCCGACGGTAGTTCAATACCTATGGCGACAAGAAAAAAAATCGTTGCTAGAACTTTATTTCGTTATTCGATTGGCTCCGCTAATTCGCCAGGTAGTTCTTATCATACTTTTGCCTGGAATACCGACACTCAACAAATGACAGGATGCGTATACGGAGATTTCTCTGCCGGTGAAACTATTTATTTATGGTTTCATTATAATTATGCTAGTCAGGATCTTTGTTATGTCCAAGGCGTTACTATTACTTCTGTTGTAGGTACCGTATATGAAGCTGGATCTTCCGGATCGTCTGGCGAAGAAACGGAAAAACCGTGGTTCTCCAATGACGACTATTCTGATACTTTAAGCGAGATACAGGATAAATTAATCAGTAGATATGGCGGATATTTGAAGACTCGTACTGAGAATGGTAAACGTTATATCGACTGGACTGGTGAATCTGGTGGCGAAATTAATCAAACTATTGAATTCGGTAATAATCTTCTTGATATTTCCGAGCATATCACTGCTGAAAATATTTATACGATAATCATACCGATTGGCGCAACTATATACGATAGTGAAGGTAATGCACAAGGTAAACTTAATATTTCGTCTGTTAACTCCGGAAAAGATTATATCGAAAACGCTACGGCTATATCACTTTTCGGGCGAATAGAAGAAAAAGTTGAGTGGTCCGAAGTAGAGGATGCCTCGCAATTAAAGAATCTAGGCACGAATACACTAAGTAAAAACATCGAAGCTTCTGTAACTTTAGACATAAAGGCTATCGATTTATATTTACTTAATGCTGACGCCGAACGTATTCATGTCGGCGATCTTGTGCGAGTTATATCTCTACCTCATAATTTGAATGCGTTATTCCAGTGCACAAAGATCGTATACGACATGACTAGTCCCGAGAATACGGAATATATATTCGGTATTCCTCCGGAAAGTATAACAGATAAACAGACCAACGGTGAAAAACAAATACGTAGTTCAGCTACAGTAGCTCAGACTGCCGTTGGTATGGCTAGTAGTAGCGCTAGTGCGGCAGCCCAAGCTAATGCAAGCGCTCAGTATGTAGTTGCTCAACTACCTAGCGAATACGTTCAAACTTCTGTATTCGAGGCGTATAAAAGCAATATCGAAGCGAACTATGTAACCCAAGCAGTTTTTAATACTCTTGTTGCTAGAGTAGAAACCTTAGAAGGAGGTACGACGTAATGGCTGATGTTCAGAAGTTATTAAAAAATATTTTGTCGGCTGTATACGGCAAAGACGTTAGACAGTCGATTCATGACGCTATTAAACAGTGTTACTATGACGGTAAAGCTGGTGGTAACGATCTGGAGGCCAGAGATCGTGCCGCTGCGGCTGAAGCCAGAATGGACACTTTCACTAAGTTAGCAGCCGGTAGTACGACTGGCGACGCTGAATTAATTGATATTCGAGTCGGTCTCGATGGTAAGACTTATGCTAATGCTGGTACTGCTGTTCGTGAACAAATTCGAGATACACATGTGATTGAGGTTTCGGAGACTGAGCCTACTCGTGACAATACTCAGGTATGGATCAACCCTAAGGAATATGAATCGTTTAGACTCCCAGAGATTAAGGACGATATCGTTAATGGTGAAGATACTTGGAGTAGTACTAAGATTAAGTCGGAATTTTCAGTATTTTCCGAATTGTGCGAGAGCGGCGCAAAAAACGGTATTATCAATGTTAATTACGTTGATACGGTAAATAAAACAGATTACGGAATCAGTAAATGTACTAGCTTGTTAGCAACACCATCTCAGGCTTATAGTAATGGTTTCATTGCTATCGGCGATATTTTAGTTCGTGGTTTTGAACTTAAGGCAGGAACTACGACTACGAATTTTACTTTGTTTGTTTTTGAAGCTGACGGATCTCTTGTAGAAACGTATTCCGATATTACACCCTCTATTGAGAAAAATGTAGCGACTTTTGATATACCGATCGAACTTCAAAATGGTCAATATATGTTGATTCGTTTCCTTAATGGTAATGGTTTTTATGAAAAAATTGGTTCGTCTTCGTTGAAGGAATATCAGCCGGGTACAGGTTCCCTTATAAATTCTCCTATTAAACTGGGTATCGAATTTATATATTCTACTAAAGGCTATAAATTCAGTACGTCTACTATGAAACTTAGTGATTATATTCTTCCGAAGTGTTTTAGTGTAGAAGGAGAGTACACGTATATCGGAAGGTGGTTTGATAAGACGATCGATGGTGTTAGTAGAAAATGTACTAATGCTGATGGTAGCGGTATTTTGTTTAAAGTCAACGGTGCTAATGCGATTAATGTCGGTTTATACAGCATAACCGAACCTGCTTACACTCCGTATTTTGCTTATAGCATCGACGGCGCTCCGTTCATTAGACAGAAAATAAACAATACGACTATTACTTTACCTGATAATAACGAGCATATAATTTGGATCATAGTAGATGGTATGGGCGAAAACGATCCGGTGCCCGGTGGTAAATGGTATGGTTCTGTCGGTGTTTATTTTGCTGGAATCACTAACGGCACTAAGACTGCGCTTTCGTATAGTAATCGTAATATCATGTTTATTGGCGATTCTATCGTTGAGGGTATCAATGTTCTTGGTGCTGGCGCAAACGCGGACGTTAACAGCGCAACTAATGGATTCGCATTTAAGACAGCACGTATGCTTAACGCCGTTCCGCTTATGTGCGGTTATGGCGGTACTGCTGTACTCGGAAATTCTTCTTTCCATAAACCGATAGAAGCTATCGATTATAATATGAACGGGGTTCCTGTCAACGAACAGCATCCAGACGTTATTGTTATCGAGCATGGTTACAATGACGGAACTCTTGTTACTTCTGGTGCTTATACCTCTACCGATTTTACTAATGCTTATAATGAGCTTATCGATAGAATAAAGGTGAAGTATCCTGGTGTACCGATCGTTTGTATGATTCCGTTTAAACAGTCGCTTGCAAATGAAATACGCGAATGCGCTAATTCCAGAAGTTATTGTTATATTATCGAAACATCTGATTGGGGTGTTAGTTATACAGATGACGCACATCCTAATATTGCTGGTTCTGATATCGCCGCTGTAAAATTAGCGAAATCGATTGTTGATATTTTCGGCAATATGTATTTTTGTTGAACGGAGGATCATGTAAATGAGAGAATTTAATACTGCCGTAGTTAGAGTTAAAGACGATAGTGGTGGTTATAAAAGTTTATCCGCTTTGCGTGGTGAGTCTTCTTATGCTATAGCGGTTCAAAATGGTTTCGAAGGTACCGAAGAAGAATGGATGGAATCTATCATCGGCGACGGTTGGATTGGTGCATTTCAGGACTTAGAAGTGCAGGTCAACAACGCCCAGGCTGCGGCTGACAAGGCTCAGGAAACGGCTGATAATAACCAGTTGATAATCGAGAAAGAAGTAACTACTCTTATAACTCGTTCTAGGCTTGCCAAAGATGCGTTGTATAGTCCGATCAAATATGCGAACGAAGATAGACTGATTACCGATGCGGATTTGGGCTACACACTAATGTCGACCAGCCGAGTTACTTTGACGGTATCAGCCGGGGATCTTATAGCGCTGCCAAATGGTTCAGAAATAGCGATTTGCAGTTGGACTACCAACGGAATGTATGTGAAATTTACCGGAACTACAGTTCCCTGCCACGTAGACGAGGGAAGACTCAGGACTGCAGATGATGCCGATGTGACTATCAAAATACCGTGTTACGGAATGATAGCGCTGAAGAAAATGTCTTCCACATCTTATCTGGTCACCGGTAACGTGGAGGTGGTGTAATGCCTAATATCTACGTTTCCAGTGGCGGTAACCCCCTTAATTTCAAAGTCGTAGGAGGTACTACCCAGCCGAGCAATCCAAAAGAAAATACAATCTGGGTCAATACGGATGCGGAAATCACGGAATGGCATATAGGCAAATATCCAAATCCTAACTGGAATGAAGTAGACGGAAAGGTGTTTATTAACATAGAAACCACATCCGATGTAAGCAGTCCTGCTTTTAATGCGCTGAAGAAAAATGGACTCCGGGTAAGGCCGTATGGTATAACACAACGTATTAGTGGCGTTTGGGTAAGAAAGGCCGGAGCCATATATCAAAATGGTGCGTGGGCGGTATTCAAAACCGTGCTCTTTGACGGTTCTAATGGCGGCGATGTTACTGCCATAACTGGAGGTTGGGACGGTGCGTATCGCAGCTCCGGTAGTGGCAGTGTAACCAGCACGGCGCTTGTTTCCGATAGTGCTAAAAATTATTCCCGCTATAATTTCCAGACGAAAAATAAAATCGATATGACACCGTATAAAACGGCTATTGCGTATTTTACGAAAACAACTTCAAGCTATGGGTCTCTTATTACTCGATATATCGGTCTGAATACAACGAAATACACTGGCGATCAATCGACTGCTTTAAATGATGCCTCGTTCTTAAATATACGTAATGGAGCGAACGACGCGAAGAGTGGAAACTTCACGTTGCAACTTGATTTGTCGAATGTCTCCGGAGCGTATTATTTTAACGTCTATTTTGGCTCGATAGCAGAAACGTGCTATAAAATCGAGCTGCTGTGTTAAGGGGTGGTTGTATGATTGTTAATTTGAACAGTGACGGCGGTGCATGGCTCAATTTCAAAGTCGTAGGAGGTACAACTCAACCTAGTAATCCAAAAGAAAACACTATCTGGGTGAATACGAGTGCGGAAATTACGTCATGGCAGTTGGGAGATTACCCCAATCCAGGCTGGGAAGAACCTGAGGGGAAGGTACTTATTAACGCAGAAGCCTCGGCCAACGCCAACAGCCCTACTTTTAATGCGCTGAAGAAAAATGGACTCCGGGTAAGGCCGTTGTCTTTCTATCAACGTATTAGTGGTGTTTGGGTAAGAAAGGCCGGAGCCATATATCAAAATGGTCAATGGAATAACTTATTTACATGGCTCTATCAGGACGGCACGAACTTCACAAATATAACAGGTGGATGGAAAACCGCTGGCGTAAGCGCAAACGATAACTGGACAGCAAAGGTACCGTCCATAGCTTACAACCCTACAAACATGACACTAACGCTGTCCGAAAACGGTCACTTAGTTTCCGGTATAGTCTATACGGCCAATAAAATAGACCTGACCAACGTCAGCAAAATATATTTCAACGGCAGCAGCGGTGGAGTGGATGATTATATGCGAAGCCTTGCCGTGTTTAGTGCAGCAACTTACGAAGGCAGGGTTGCGGCAGTAGGCGGAATTGTCAATGGGTCGGCGCTTGATGTTTCCTCGCTATCAGGTAGTTATTACGTTGGGTTTTATCTTGGCGCCGGTGGTGCGTATAACGCTGGCGAGATTACTTGTACAATCACCTGCGAACGACTTTATATGCTGTGAGGTGGAATATGAAAACAATCTATATTGATTCGGATTTTAAATGCCACGTTTCGAATGATGATACAATGCGAGCCGTGGAGACAGATTTTTTTGACGGCAAATGCGAAGCGTACATCGAGGGTTACCGCTTTGTCCCGGAAGGTGAGAGTTGGACGAGAGATGACGGAGAAGTATTCACCGGCGAAATGATTTCTCCGTGGGTTGACTGGCACGAATTGGATTCTGCTCAGCGAGTGTATGAGAAAACTATTCTCTCTGAATACGAAGAAGCGCTTAAGACGGTGGGGGTGGAAGTATGACAGTATTAGAACAGGCAATTCTCATTAGAGAAGCTATGGACTTAGCTGGTGCCACTCTCACTGACGAGCAGGCGCTTGTATGCGTACACTTATACAAGAAGTGGGAGATCGGCAAGAACTACAAGGTCGACGACTTCCTTGTATATGGTCAAAATGGAGTTGGCGATCCGCAGCTTTATAAGGTCGTACAGGCTCATACGAGTCAGGCCGAGTGGACTCCGGATCTCACTCCTGCGTTATATGTAGCGGTCGGTCTGGATAATGACGGTTATCCCATTTGGGCTCAGCCTACCGGCGCTCATGACGCTTATAACACTGGCGATATCGTCAATTACAATGGTACTCTGTACATATCGAAAATAGACGGTAACGTATACTCCCCTGACGGGTATCCTGCTGGATGGGAGGTATACAATGAGTGATGTAGTTATGGTCGGTCTGATGTCCTTAGCCGGGACGCTGATCGGTTCTCTGTTCGGCATCTTAGCAGCTAACAAGCTTACTAACTATCGTATTGAGCAGCTCGAGAAGAAAGTTGAGAAACACAACAACGTTATCGAGCGAGTTTATATGTTAGAAAAAGATGAAGCTGTTATGAAGGAAGAAATCACTACTAATAAGGAGAACATTCAGCATCTCCAGCAGTACCATACTTAAACAAAAAGAGGGGCTAGCGACTGCTACAACCCCTCTTCTTTTTGCTTTCGCGAATTATACAAGTCCTCTTATGGAAGGAAGACATATCAAATAAAGGAGTGTTTATCATGTTTGAAATGAAATTTAAAATCGTGCAAATCCTTGAGAACGGTGGTGTCATTACACACTACCTCAAAGGTAAACCAAGAGATGTAAAATTAGACATTTTGGACTTCAAGAAAGCTTCTAAGAAATTTGAGATGTTCGGTAAAGAAGGAATGATTGTGTGGATGTAATGTCCGCACGGTCTCTTCTTTTTTTTCTCCACAAACATTGATATAACGCTTTCGGTATCATATAGGTCCCTATGAATGAGGGTCTAAAAGACCCCTAAATTATTTATATTTAAGCTTCATTTTTAACTTATAAGGAGGAGTATGCCATTGCATTCCTTTGGACGTATCCACTTTATATTCTTTGGCGTTGGCTTTTGTAATTCTAATTGTCTCGCCTCGTTCGTATTCAATCCTATCAATTATATTTTTGAGGAACTGATTCTTCACTTTAGCGTCTACATTTGGGTCTTCTAATGCTGTGATCGCATCTTCGAACTTTTTCTTTTCTTCCCTATAGTCGATAGGCTTTGGCATCGAACCTTTAGCTTTAGCTAAGGATTTCTTTATTTCTTCTTTTTCAAGTAATAATTTCTCGTTTAATCGTTTAAATACTTCTTGCGGCAAACGCATATTTGGATCGGGGTCATATTGGGCTTCCCATTGAAGGACTTCCTTTTCTTCAAGTTCTTTTAATTTTTTCTCAAGTCTCGCTACTAGATCTTTATGGAGTTTAAAAGAATCGTCCTTGTTATTCTCAATACGTATTACAAAATCTTGTATACAGTCCTTTATAGCTGAGCATACGTCCGTAAATATTTCATCGAACACTACTGAACCAGTCTTGCAATGAATCTGATTATTGCATACTAGTTTGGGAGGTGCATATTCGATTCCGTTTTTCCTATAGGTATTGTAACCCATTTTAGCACCGCATTTACAATACATTATACCGCTGAATGGATTCTTTAATGTTAGGTCACGCTTAGTGCGGTGACGTTTGCCTTTTATTTCTCTAGCTTTATAGAAAAGTTCTTCTGATATGATGCCGTCGTGCTTACCTTCAAACACAAGATACTCATCAACCTTTGCTTTTGGCCGTAGTTTCCTAATTTCCTGGTCTTCTATTATCTTGATTGTCTTTCTCCAGTTCCAACGTACGCAGCCTATATAATGGACATTTTCAAGCATCGAGAATATTTGATACGTACGCCAGTATTTACCACCGGTCTTAGTTTTGACTCCTAACTCTTCTAACCGTCGGCATATCGCTGTTACTCCAATGTCCTCATTACAATACCAGTTAAACACCATTCTTACCACATCTGCCTGATCTTTTCTTTCGATTAATGTGTGATAAGATTTCTTTCCATCCGTTTTCTCTATACGATCAAAACCGTATGGCGCAACTGATCCGACATAATTGCCTTCTTTAACGCTTGCCAATTTTCCGCGAGCTTGGATCTTCTTGAAGTACTCTAGATATTCGTTGCCGCGTTTTAGCTCTCGTTCGAAAGCATCTCTATCATATTCATCTCGTAAATCATATATTTTCATAGGCGTTATTACATACGTATTAGTGTAGCGAAGTATCCTAATTAATCTACCGGCATCTTCAAGATCGCCACGGCTTAAACGTTGAACTTCTACTACCGCTACTGCTTTTATAGCAGGATTTTCTATAGTTTTTAATAAACGTAGTATCTCCGGACGACTATCTAATGACTCGGCACTTCCTACTTCCCTATATTTATTCTCTTCCGGTATAGGACCACCCAAATGTTTCTCTGCATATTCTTCTATTATTTTGTCATGCTTGTCTAACACCTCTTCGACTGATAAAAGTGGGTCGTCAGTCCTTGATTTCCTTCCGTAGTCTAGTACTTCATAGTTGTAAAATCTTGGATATTCTTTATACATTGGTTAATTTCCTCCTCCTTTTGTCTTACTTTACAGAAAAGTATCCGATATTGCAAATGATTTGATAATTTAATCTAGATTTAAAATTCCGTGATATACCGTACGCAGGTGACAATGAACGTTGTTATATTACAATAGTAATCGGCACCTGCCCCGGTGCTTATAGAGAGGTGAGTATGGAGAAAGTATATAACTGCAAGAATGGAACAATTTACGTAACAATACCGGAGACTTGTGATCGAGAAAAACTTCGAAAGGTGACCGAGGATTTTCTCAAGAAAGTTATTTATGGGGGAATAGAAAATGGCAACAGTAATACGCGCAAAAATTTCAGAGAAAAATAAATACTATATCGATAAACATCGTTACTACGAACTAAAACATTTTTGTTTGCAGTATGGCGAATGGAAAAAAGCATATGCGAATTGTAACGAGTCTATTATATTTGCATCTAAGTTTGAGAAAGAATCTACAAGTAACGTTCCATCCGATATTACTGCAAAGTATGCGATTAAAAGAGCGTATTACGCAGGTCGAATTAAGATAGTGGAAAAAGCCGCTATGGAAGCCGATGAGTTCCTCTACCCTTATATTTTAAAGGGTGTAACTGAGGGTTTATCGTTTACTTACTTAAAATCTAGATTAGAAATTCCATGTAGTAGGGATACTTACTACGATAGATATAGAAAATTCTTCTGGCTACTCAGCGAGGCCAGAGGTTAAATTATATTTGAGAGGGTCTTTATGGCTCTCTTTTTTTTTCGCGTTAAATACAGTTCCTCTTATGAGAAAGTACTTAAAGGAGGAAGGACATGATGGAAGACATGAAACTACAACCTGGGCGCTTTATGAAGAGTATTATTACTAAAATCATCAAAACGATGGTACGTAAAAAACTTGGATATGAACTTGATATTCAGGTTAATGCTATCAACGTTGTGACAGAAGAAGGTAAAGTACGACTTCATCTTGATGCCGAGGTTGAAACTACCACAGAAGAATTTGTCAATATTATTAGTACTTACATGGATTGAGCCTAAAGAAACTTAGGCTCTTTCTTTTTCGCGAAATTTACAAATAGTATTATGAGAATAAAACTTATATTTTGAAAGGAGATTTTAGAAATGAAGGAACAGGCATTTGAGGGTAATAAGAGCATGGAACCTAAGGAGGAAAGAAAGGTTATCATGCCGGACGGCCAGATCGTGTCTTATGAGGAATTTCTGGAATGGCAAAAGAACGGTAGGTGATTCTCAAAAGATTGAGTCTAAGAAAACTTAGACTCTTTCTTTTTCGCGAAATTTACAAATAGTATTATGAGAGAAATACATATTTTTAAGGAGGTTACTCTTATGAACGAAAACACTAAGGTTGTGACGGCTGATGGTCGTGTAATCACGTGGGCTGAATTCATCGAGGAACAGAAGGCAGATAAGTAAATCTCAAAAGATTGAGTCTAAGAAAACTTGGACTCTTTCTTTTATTTTTAATCTAGGTTAGAACTATTCTCTAATCTAGATTTATATTTTCCATACGTAGGTTACCGGAAACGGTGCTAAATTAATAAAGTGAAAAATTCCCCGGTTGGAAATTTTGAAAAAACATTTTAGAAAGGAGTCTAATATGGAGTGGCTTATTTGGGTATGCGGGGTTTTCGTAGGGGTGTTTATTTCTATATTTTTGTCTAGAAAACTCAAACATGGGACCTTAAAAATCGATCACTCAAATCCGGAAAAAGACGTATATCGTTTCGAGATTGATGATATCGATAAACTTAATAGTAAACGATATATTACGTTGAGAATCGACCACAACGCTGATCTTTCGCAAAATTAACAACCACTATTATGGAAACGTAATTAACGAAAGGAGAAATGCGAAATGGAAATCGAATCTGTGCTGTTGAAGAGAATAGGTGACAATCTCGAAAAACTCAACGGACTAGAAATGGATAGCGAAGAATACAAGGCTACCGTAAACGAATTAAACTGTTTCATAGACCGGGCAATCGAAATGGAAAAGATTCACGTCGAATCTGAGAAAAATCAGAATGAGATGGCTGAAGAAAAGAAAAATCGATTGATCCAGAATGTGTTTACAGGCATTAATGTCGTAGGCGGTGTGCTGATTGTGATCTGGGGCACCAATAAGACGTTGAAGTTTGAAGAAACTGACATCGTTGCTACAACAGCAGGTAAGAAATTCGTTAACCGAATTTTTTCGTTCTTGCGTTAAGCAAAGCGAGAGGTTATGAAAAACATAGCCTCTTCGTTTTTCCCGAGGAGATGATTTATGCGTTACCATCATGAAAAACCTGCTATATATTTATCCCTTTACGGAGATATATACGAGTGTGATCATCCAGCGTATAGAAAATGCACCTTATTCAAAATAGGTAATAAAGGACTGGCAGTTATACAACAACGCTACGACGAACGTACGAAAACAACCTGGTGGACCGAAATAGATCCCTGGTTGACGGATGTTATATATTTACATAGCGAATTTATGAAGTTTTTCGAAGAGCGTGCAGGTCTGGCTACGGACGGTTTATATCCTACCGCTACTGTACGCCAAATAATGTGGGCTTTGAAGATGAAACCTCTTAAAAAAGAACGGTGGGAAACAACTTTCGATCGGCGAGCTATTTGATTCGCGAAAATTGCAATCGCCTTTATGAGAAACTATATTTGGAGGTTTTAACATATGAAGAACAAAATCAAGAATTTCTTGGCGATTATCGGATCGATTACGGTAATTAGCGCTTTGATCGTTTTTGGATTTCGGAAGAAAGTAATTGATATTTATGATCTTCAGGGTGTGATTTCCGAAGAATGAATTCACAGAAAGGAACTCTTACAAAGGGTTCTTTTCTTTCAGTTTCGCGAAATTTACAAGCGGTATTATGAGAGAGGAACAGTTAGCTCAATTGGTAGAGCAAAAGGAATAAAACCTTTAGGTTATTGGTTCGAATCCAATACTGTTTCTTTTAGCTTTTAAAAAATCCGAAAGGCGATGATATGTATGAATGCAAAGTTGTTACACCGTTCACGATTATTTGTAAAGAAAAATGCATCTACGATTCTAACAGGAATGGGAGCAGCCGGAGTAGTAGCCACTACCGTGATGGCAGTAAAGGCTACGCCTAAAGCAATGGTTTTACTAGAGGCTGCTAAAGAAGAGAAAGGAGAGGAGTTAACCAAGCTCGAAAAAGTGTATGTAGCAGCACCGGTTTATATTCCAGCAGTATTGATTGGCGCTGGTACAATCGCCTGTATTTTTGGTGCTAATGCTTTGAATAAGCGTCAGCAGGCAGCTTTAATGAGCGCTTATGCGTTACTTGATAACTCTTATAAAGAGTATAAGAAAAAAGTAGAAGACTTGTATGGCAAAGAAGTAGACGGCCATATCAAAGCGGAGATTGCCAAAGATAAGTATGAGTTGTCTGATATTTTTACAGACGAAGACGCTCAATTATACTATGACGAGTACTCAGGTAGATACTTCGAGTCTACTGCTGCTAAGGTAAAACAGGCCGAGTATAATGTTAATCGGCTCTTACGAATGAAAGGTTATGCATGCCTTAACGATTTTTATGAAGAATTAGGAATGGAACTGATTTATAGCGGATATGATTTAGGCTGGACTCCGTCATTTTTAGAGGAACATGCGTGGCAGTCATGGCTCGATTTCAACCATCAAAAAGTGATTTTAGATGATGGTTTAGAGGTTTATATTGTATCTTTCTATACCGATCCTACGCCTAATTTCTTAGACTTTGCTTAAAGGAGGATTATATTCTTGAATAACTTTAAAAGATTCTATCTCAGACACGCTGATACTTTTGGACGTGTATATTTGACTATCGCGGTAGTTAGCTTCGGTTGCTTTTGTTATGAACTTAAGCAGTATATGGACATGTAAGAACCGGATTCGCGATATCTACAACTAGTATTATGGAAGGAGTGAATGAATTATGGATTTCAAAAATATTCCTTGGAAAACGGTAATCAAATATGGAGCAGCTATTACTATGGCGGTTGCTTCAGCAGTTATGGATCAGCGAAAAGCTGAGGAATTAGATGAAATGAAAAAATTCATCAACAATCTCAAGGAGAAGGAGTCCTAATCGGACTTCTTTTCTTTTTAATCAGGTCACATATTTGAAAGGAGATAAATCATGAGCAAACCCACAGTTACAAAGTTTTTCAAAACCGTGCAGACAAAGGTTACCCAGTATAGTCCTGAGATTCTTACGGGCATTGGTATTGCTGGTATGGTCACTACTACCGTTCTGGCAGTCAAAGCCACGCCTAAGGCCATGCGACTTATTGAGGATTATAAGGAGTGCGTGCTTCTTGAAAATGAGGAGATCACACCTATCGATGCCGTGAAGGTTGCTTGGAAGCCTTATATTCCGGCAGTAGTTACAGGCGTATTCTCTACTGCGTGCCTTATCGGCGCCAACTCCGTTAACGCACGTCGCAATGCGGCTCTTGCTACGGCTTATAAGCTTTCCGAGACAGCTTTCTCTGATTACAAGGCGAAGGTAATCGAGACTATCGGCGAAAAGAAGGAACAGGTAGTCCGAGACGAGGTGGCGAAGGAGCGAGTAGAAAAGAATCCGGTTAGTAAGTCCGAAGTGATTATTACCGAAAAAGGTAATACGCTTTGTCTAGATGTTATTTCCGGTCGATATTTCAAATCCGATATTGATAAGATTAAGAAAGCCGAGAATAAGCTTAATTATCAGCTTTTGACATCTGACTATGTTTCTCTTAACGAATTCTATAACGAACTCGGTTTAGATAACACTCGAATCGGAGATGAACTTGGTTGGAATGTGGTCAATGGACTTATTGAAATTCACTTCAGTTCTACGATTGCCGAGGACGGAACGCCGTGTATCGTAATTGATTATAGCGTGGCGCCTAACCGAAACTACAATAGATATTCTTAATTCGCGAAATTTACAAGACATATTATGAGAGACAAACATTTGAAAGGAGTTTTTTAAAATGGCAAAGGAAAACGTTATCGAAATGGACATGACTGAGGAAGTCGAAAACAAAGGTTTTGTGGCTAAGGTTAAGCAGTTTGGTAAGCAGCATGGTAAGGAGATTCTCGCTGGCGCGGGTATCGTTACTGCTGCGGCAATCGGCTATCTCGTAGGCAAGAACTCTGTTGGAGAGATTCTCGAGGTCGTGGATGACTACGTTCCTGTCGAGGAAATCCTGGAAGGGTAAGTCTACTAGAGGAGGACATCTTTAACAAGGTGTCTTCCTCTTTGTTTTATGAAAAATAATTTTATACGAAAGGGTGCATACAAATGAAAACTTGCATGAAGAACGTACTTATTTTTACAGGCGGTATAGCAGTCGGTTCGATGATTGGGTCTATTAAACTCGCCGAAAAGCTTATGAGCGACGAAGATATTAGAAAGGCGATCGTTTCGGCTATTTCTGATAAAATCTCTAAATGGTTATATGATTGAGTTACCGGAGCCTAAGCTTATTAATTGATATTTACGAAAGGAATTAAATGAACACTTATATTTACAAGGGTCCTGTTATGGAATTCGATCGCTGTATTGCTGATCGTTGGCAGGGTGAGACGCGAGCCGTCTCCGAGAAGAAAGCACGAACTAATCTCGCATTTAGATATAAGAGAGAATATGGCAAAGCAAATACTGCAAAGATTACTTTGCCTGGCAAGATTACTGTAATCGAGGAGGAGATTTAAATGAGCGTTTATGAGCCTAACTCTCACCGTTCCAAGGAAGAAAAGGCTGAAACGAGAGAAAAAAGAGTAGAAAAGGTTATCAAGGGTACGGCCAAAACTCGTAAGAAGAGCGAGATTTCTAAGATCGGCGAAGTATTTATTTCTGAGGATGTTAGTAAGGTTAAATCCTATGTTCTCATGGATGTGCTTGTGCCGGCTATTAAGAAGGCCATTTCCGATATTGTTACGAACGGTATTGACATGATTCTGTATGGTGAATCTGGTCATACCAAGAAGCGTGGATCTTCTAACTATGTCTCTTATCGAGATTATAGTAGACGAGATGATCGTCGTGATCGTGATGACGAGCCTAGACGAAATAGCTTCAATTGCGAGGATATTGTATTTGAAAGTAAGGGTGAAGCACTGGCAGTTATTGACCAGATGAATGACCTGGTTGATAACTACGGTGAAGTTAGCGTTGCTGATCTGTACGATATGGTCGACCTTACCGCGCCTTACACCAGTAATAAGTATGGCTGGACTAGTGTCCGCTATGCGGAACCTGTAAGAGTTCGAGATGGTTATATTATTAAGCTTCCTCGAGCTCAAGTGCTTTAATTAAGGAGGTTTATATGATTGTAGCGCATACGGATATGAATCGTGTTGATAAATGGGATATGTCTATCGCAGATTATCCAGACAATAAACCCGATATGGTAAACCACCCCGCACATTATATTTCCAAGAAGGGCATCGAGGTTATCGATGTCATTGAAGCATTCACTGAGGACCTTAAGGGTATCGAAGCTACCGATACCGGTAATGTCATCAAGTATATTTGCCGTTGGCCTCATAAGAACGGCGTAGAAGACCTTAAGAAGGCTCGTTTCTATATCGAGCATCTCATTAATCATATTGAAAAGGAGACTAATAATCATGAATAAACTTGAGATTGTAAACAAGGCTACTAGAACCTTCCATCGTGTCGGTTTCAAGCTTAAGAAGCATAGCCCTGAGATTCTGTCAGTAGTTGGTGCTGTCGGCGCCGTCACTGGTGCTGTTATGGCTTGTAAGGCCACTACTAAGGTTGGCGCTATTCTTGAGGATAGCAAGGAACAGATTGATATTATCCATCAGGGTATGGAAGACGGTCACGTTCGTGACGTGGATTATACTGAGGAAGACGGCAAGAAGGACCTTGCTATTGTCTATGCTCAGACCGGTCTTAAGGTTGCTAAACTGTATGCTCCTGCTGTAATTGTCGGCGCTGCCGGTATCGCTTGCATGCTTGGCTCTACTAATATTCTGCGTAAGCGCAATGTTGCTATCGCAGCTGCTTATACGACTATCGATAAGAGCTTCAAGGAGTATCGTGGTCGTGTTATCGAGCGTTTCGGCGAAGAACTTGACCGTGAGCTTAAGTACAACATCAAGGCTATGAAGATCGAAGAGAAGGTCGTTGATGAGAACGGTAAGGAAAAGAAGGTAAAGAAGACTGTACAGGCTATTGATCCTACTAAGTATAGTGCTTATGCTCGTTTCTTTGATGACGGCTGCCTTGGTTGGGATAAGGACGCTGAACTGAATCTCTTCACTCTGCATCAGGTTCAGGAACATGCTAATGATCTGCTTAAGGCTCGTGGTCATCTGTTCCTTAATGAAGTGTACGATATGCTCGGTTTCAAGCGTACGAAGGCCGGTAATGTTGTTGGTTGGATTTACGACGAAGAGCATCCGATTGGCGATAACTACGTTGATTTCGGTATGTACAATCTTTATAACGAGAAGGCTCGTGACTTTGTGAACGGCTATGAGCGAGTTATTCTTCTTGACTTCAATGTGGACGGAGAGATTCTACATCTGATTTGAAGTGGTCTCGACGCTCCTGGTTCTGGGAACGTCTGGAGAGATATGTATGATTACTCCTCGATGTTGTACGGTTTCTAACAAAGAGGAGTAATTTACTCGAAAGGAGGCGAGAATACGTGACCGGTAGAGATCTGATTATTTATATTTTAAAGAATCATCTAGAGGACGAACCGGTGTTTAAGGACGGAGTATTTGTCGGCTTCCTGACTGTCGACGATGCTGCTGAAAAGATGTGCGTCGGTCCTGCTACGGTTTCGACTTTAACGAAGCTTGGTATGTTGGATAGTATCTGGGTCGATGGTGGCACTTATATTCAGGCGGATACGTTTCCTCAAATAGCGAAACACCTGGATATTTAGGAAAGGGGAACAAAATAATGGATGATAAATTACAAATCATTTCCTATGTGTTTGCAACATTGTCTAGTGCATGTTTGTTAGGAGGGATTGTTATTTTGTCCAGGGAAGGGAGAATTCCATGTGTACAGACTCGAGGAGATATTATCAATGTTGGACCGAACATTAAATAGCCGAAGAAAAAGACATATAACTGGCGGTATACTTTTAAGTATCTCCATGCTTTTCGGCGGTATTGCAGTGACAATTTTAACAGTAAAAAATGAAGAAAATCTTGACGAGGAGAGTTATGATGAATTATACCAGATCGAGTAAGTTTATCGCTTTCGCCATGGGCGCCGCTATCGGCTCCGTGGTTACTTGGCAGCTTCTCAAGACTAAGTATGAGAAGATCGCTGAAGAAGAAACTAGATCTATGGAAGAATATTATAAGAATAAGTATGAGCCTCAGGACGAGCCTGAAGAGGAGGAACCTGAGGTAAAAAAGTCCAATGAGGTCAGCGAAGTTAGTGGTTTTTCGTCTGGCCTCAAGTTCCGTAAGCCCGGTCTTGATGAGTATGTCAATATGATCATGGACGAGGGTTATTCTGAAAAGAAAGGGGATGTGGAGAACATCGACCGTCCCTATGTAATCGAGCCTGAAGAATACGGCGAGTATCACGGTTATGAACCTATCAGTCTTAGCTATTATGCCGATGGTGTTCTTGCTGATGGTGTCACTGGCGATATCGTGGACGATGTCGAGGAGACTGTCGGCGCCGATTTCGCAGATCATTTCGGTGAGTATGAGGACGATTCCGTGTTTATCAGAAATGATATTCGAAAGGCCGATTACGAGATTCTTATGGATGTGAGACGGTACGACGATGTTTTCGGCGAACATCCGTATGACGATGAATGATAAGAAAATTATATTTTGATTGGTTGTATGACATCGTATGTGGTGATAAGTTTTCACAAAGATATTCTTATCGAAAACTTTTACACCATCTAGATGGAATTGAATTTACGTGGCTTATACCAATGGATGAGAATCGAGCCGAAAAAGGCATGAGTTTAAGACGTCATTTTATTCTCGACCAAGGTTATCAAAACGATGACGAATATGATGAAATGATGCTTGAACTCGAAAGACCTTGCAGCGTGCTCGAGATGATGATTGCTTTAGCCTCTGACTGCGAGCATATAATGGACGATTTCCTTTATGGCGATCGTACTGCTCAATGGTTTTGGGAAATGATCGTTAATCTCGGACTCGGTTCTATGTATGACAAAAAGTACGATCCTGTCTACATTGACGAAGTCATCGAAACATTTTTACTTCGTGAGTACGAGCCCGATGGAACTGGCGGTTTATTCACGATTAAGGATTGTGAACGAGATCTTCGTGATGAGGAAATCTGGACTCAATTATCCTGGTATTTAGGAACCATTATCTGAAAGGGGAAAAGACAATGTGATTGATTTTCTTATGATTGCAACGCGTAGCACTAAGCGAGGCGTTGTTGAAATCTATCCAAAATTTAAGATTATGAAAAGCAACGACCTCATGATTCGAGGCGGTGACTTTTATGCTATCTGGCTTGAAGATCGTGGATTCTGGTCCACGGAAGAGCAAGATGCATTACAATTAATCGATAAAGAATTGGATAGATATGCAAAAGAAAATCGTCATAAATACGAGGACAACGTGAAAGTCTTGTATATGTGGGACAGTGAAAACGGCATGATTGACCGTTGGCACAAGTATTGCCAGAAGCATATGCGAGACGATTATCACATGTTGGACGAAAATTTGATATTCTCCAATACTGAAGTAACTAAGAAGGATTATGCCAGTAAAAGGCTGAATTATCCTCTCGAAGCTGGTGATATTACAGCATACGATAAGCTGATGTCTACTTTATATTCTCCTGAGGAGAGGCATAAGCTTGAGTGGGCTATCGGTTCTATCGTGTCCGGAGATTCTAAGAAGATTCAGAAATTCTTAGTCTTGTATGGCGCAGCTGGTACTGGTAAATCTACTGTACTTAATATTATTCAGCAACTATTCGAGGGATATTATTCAGTTTTTGACGCTAAAGCTCTTGGTTCTGCGAATAATTCGTTTGCGTTGGAAGCATTCAAAACCAATCCGCTTGTAGCAATTCAGCATGACGGTGACTTGTCTAAAATCGAAGATAATACTCGACTTAATAGTTTGGTATCCCATGAGTTGATGACCGTAAACGAAAAGTTTAAATCGACATATTCTAGTCGTTTCAAGGCGTTCCTCTTCATGGGTACCAACCGACCTGTAAAGATTACAGACGGACGTTCGGGTCTTATTCGACGACTTATTGACGTGTCACCGTCAGGCAATAAAGTCAGTCAAAAGGAATACAAAACTCTTGTCAAGCAAGTTGACTTTGAGCTTGGCGCAATTGCACAACATTGTCTGGATGTATATTTGGCTAAGCCTAATGCTTATGACGATTATATTCCTACGACAATGATGGGCGCATCTAACGATTTCTATAACTTTGTTATTGACTCGTACCATATATTTAAAAAAGAAGATGGTGTAAGCTTGAAGGCTGCTTGGGAGATGTATAAGACCTATTGCGATGAAGCGAAGGTTCCTTATCCGTTCTCTCAGCGTACCTTCAAGGAAGAACTTAAGACCTATTTTTGGGACTTTAACGATCGTTTCAGTCTCGAGGATGGGTCTAGAGTTCGTAGTTTCTATAGCGGTTTCCGTACTGATCGATTCGAAAATGAATCTGATAAAAAGAGCAAAAAGAAGGACACTCACAAGCCTAAGCTTATCGAGTTCGAATCTACTGATTCTATATTTGATAAGGAGAGAGCTGATTGTTCTGCTCAGTACGCTACTGCTAATGAAACCCCGTCTAAAAAGTGGGAGAAAGTCAAGACTAAGCTGTCCTCGTTGGATACGACCAAGCTGCATTATGTCAAGGTTCCAGAAAATCACATTGTGATTGACTTTGATATTCCGGATGGCAGCGGTAATAAATGCTTTAAACGTAACTTGGAAGAGGCTAGTAAATGGCCGCCTACGTACGCCGAACTTAGTAAGAGCGGACAAGGTATACATCTGCATTATATTTATACTGGAGACGTATCGAAACTGAGTCGAATTTATGATGATTACATAGAAGTAAAGGTATTTACCGGAGGTAGTTCGCTTCGGAGAAAATTCACCAAATGCAACGACCTTCCCATAGCGTCTATTAGCTCCGGATTACCCTTAAAGGAGGATTCGAAGGTGATAGACTTTGATGGTCTCAAAAACGAGAAGGCATTGCGGACTACTATCAAGCGCAATCTCAATAAAGAGTACCATGCAGCAACCAAGCCTAGCGTAGACTTCATTTACAAGATTCTTGAGGATGCCTATAACACGGGTGTCAGCTATGACCTTACTGATATGAAGAATGCCGTATATGCATTCGCCGCGGGCAGTACGAATCAGGCAGACTATTGTCTCAAGCTTGTAAAGAAGATGCACTTTAAATCTGAGGAGGCTTCTCCTGGGATTAAAGAAAGTGATGCTAGTTTGATATTTTACGATATTGAGGTGTTTCCGAACCTCTTCCTCGTTAACTGGAAGATTCAAGGTAAGGGTAAGCCTGTAGTTCGTATGATCAATCCCACTCCTGCTGAGATCGAAGAACTTCTCAAGTTCAGACTGGTTGGCTATAATTGCCGTCGTTATGATAACCATGTTCTTTACGGACGTTTGCTTGGTTATAGTAATGAGCAGCTTTACGAACTGTCTCAGAAGATTATCAGCGGTAGCAGGAATGCATTCTTTGGCGAAGCGTATAACCTCTCGTATACGGACGTTTACGACTTTGCTGCTAAGAAGCAATCTCTTAAGAAGTGGGAAATCGAGCTTGGTATTCACCACCAGGAACTTGGTTTACCGTGGGATCAGCCGGTGCCTGAGGAAATGTGGCCTAAGGTCGCTGAGTACTGTGACAATGACGTATACGCTACTGAAGCGGTGTTCGACCATCTCAAGGGCGACTGGACTGCTAGACAGATTCTGGCTGAGCTTGCTGGTTTGTCTGTAAACGACACGACCAACTCGCTTACTACTAGAATTATATTTGGCAAGGAAAAGAAACCTAATCTGGTTTATACCGATCTGTCCGAGACATTCCCTGGTTACGAGTTCAAGGACGGTAAGAATATTTACCGTGGCACCGATCTCGGCTTCGGCGGTTATGTCTATGCGGAACCCGGCATGTATACGGACGTAGCACTGCTTGACGTAGCTTCTCTGCATCCGCATTCGATTATCGCTATGAATTGCTTTGGCGACTATACGCAGCACTTCAAGGATATTCTTGATGCTCGTATGTACATAAAGCATGGTGACTTCGATTCTGCTCGTAAGATGCTTAGCGGACGGCTTGCTCCTTATCTGGATGATGAATCCAAGGCTAAGGACCTTGCTCAGGCGCTTAAGATTGCTATCAATAGCGTGTATGGTCTAACTGCTGCCAACTTCGATAATCCGTTCCGTGATATTCGTAATAAGAACAATATCGTAGCTCTGCGTGGTGCTCTGTTTATGCGGACTCTTCAGGATGAGGTCCAGCAGCGTGGATTTACTGTCTGTCATATTAAGACGGACTCTATCAAGATCCCGAATGCTACCCCTGAGATTATCCAGTTCTGTATGGACTTCGCTAAGGGCTATGGATACACGTTCGAACACGAGGCTACGTACGACCGCATGTGCCTTGTGAACGATGCTGTTTATATTGCCAAGTATAAGGACGGTAAGGAAGCTGGTCAGTGGACTGCTACTGGTACTCAGTTCCAGGTTCCGTATGTATTCAAGAAGCTCTTTAGTCGTGAGGCTATCGAGTTCGACGATATGTGCGAAACCAAGTCTGTGACTTCGGCTCTGTATCTGGACATGAATGAAAGTCTGGCTACGGACGAGCATAACTACCACTTTATCGGTAAGGTTAGCCGGTTCTGTCCGATCAAACCTGGACACGGTGGCGGTGAGCTTCTGCGCGAAGGAAAAGACAAGGAAGGCAATGTCAAGTATTCCTCTGCTACTGGAGCGAAGGGTTATCGTTGGCTTGAATCTGAGATGGTCAAGTCTCTCGGTAAGGAGAAGGACATTGACCGATCTTATTACGATCGACTTGTGGACGAGGCGGTTGAGACTATTTCCCAGTATGGTGACTTCGAGTGGTTTATCTCGGATGATCCTAATGTCGCTCCGTGGTTTAAAGCGGAAGATCCGAATGATCTGCCGTGGGATACGGACGAAGTAAAAAATCCAATTCTGTTGGATGACGAACCTGTTTAATAAAAATTTATATTTAAAGGAGAAATGAAAACTATGCATGTGACTTTTGCACCCAAGGATATTCTTCAGATTGATGACGCTCATATCATTTACCGCAACTTCTCTGGCGCACCTTCCAAGTTTAATCGTGAAGGTGACCGTAACTTTGCGGTGGTGATTCCTGATGAGGATATTAAGGACGCTCTTGTCGAGAGAGGTTGGAATGTTAAGATCAAGCCTCCTCGTGAAGATGGTGATGAGCCGTTCATGACTATGACTGTTAAGGTTAAGTTCAACGACTATGGTCCTCGAGTGTATCTGAAGACCGGTAACAAGCTTAATACTCTCGACGAGGATACTGTTGATATTCTTGACAATATCGACATCGAAAGCGTGGATCTTGATATTCGACCTTATGATTGGGAACTTAGTACTGGTAAGTCCGGTCGTACTGCATATCTTCAGGGCATCAAGGTTATTCAGAAGATTGACCGGTTTGCCGCTGATCTGTCTGCGGACGAGTATCCTGAGGAATAAGATTTATATTCGCGAAAATTACAAAGTGTTTAATGGAGGGAGACCTGGGATTTACCTGGGTCTCTCTTTTGTTTATGCCGGAGTGGTGGAATGGCAGACACAGCAGACTTAAAATCTGCGGCCTTGATAGACGTACGGGTTCGAGTCCCGTCTCCGGTACCAACATGTCGTCCGGCCGGCGACCGCGTGGATAGCATTGTACGTATCCCGAGCGATTACGGCGATAGAGACGGTTTATACCAAGTTCTCAGAAAGATCGCTCAACGGAGGACTAGCCGCCCTTCGATACATAAATAGCGGCTTTATATTTGAAAGGAGATAGAAAAAATGACTGGTGGTATTAATCGGTATCGTAGCCGTTCAAAGGCGCTTCGTAAGTACAAAATCGATAAGTGTAGAGGTTATAGCAATATTTACGATAACATTCATCAGTATTCGAAAAACAAGATTCATTGTAGTTGCCCTGGTTGTTCGCCTAAGACTCGTAACAAGGGTAAGCGCCGTGAAAAAATGGATGGTTATACCCCTTCTATCAATTACAAAATCTCCGATCTCAGAAAGGTTCAGGCTATGGAATATCAGGAAAGTAATCAGGGCGAGTTGGTGTAATAGCTAGCACAGTAGTCTTTGACACTACTAGAGTTGGGGCAGAACCAACACTCGCTGCCAATTAGGGATTATCCTGCAACACCGCAGAGAGCCTAATATCCCTCGTCGTATTAGTGGCGTGATGCGACTAATTTATATTTGGTCCGTTAGCTCAATTGGTTCGAGCATCCGGCTCATAACCGGCAGGTTCTGGGTTCGAGTCCCAGGCGGACCACCATACGGGGTAGTAGTTCAACTGGTTAGAACAGCGTGACGACGTAGTTGTAGGTTCGAGCCCTACCTATCCCACAAATAAACCCCACAAGGAGTGGATTCATATGAAAAGGCAAGAATATTTGGATTTTAAGAAGCAACAAGAAAGAGAGTTTGCAGAGTTTCCAATCGCGTATGCCTTTAATGAAAAGCAGTTCGAAGAAGCTTTAGAAAAGCTTGGAGCGACTAAGGAGGAATGCGTAACTGTATTCGGACACGGTGATATTGTCAAACGAGAAAACGCAAAAGCTTTAGTCAAGATGCTAGAAAAGCACACTGAGGATTTAAAGCAAAAGCTTATTGATGATGTTGAGTTTGCCGAAGCAGCATTTCTTTATGAAATGGATAATCACGAATATGCAATCAACTGGAGTGCCGATGAGGACGTTTTAGGATGTTTTAGCATCAACTTCGATTTCATTCGTAAGCACGGTTTACAAGTGGCTTATGATAGTGCACGTAATAAACACTTCAAACAAATGGAAGAATGGGGTGTTATTTGATGGAAGATTGGGCTAAACACGAACCGAAATTCCGTTACATGATGCTCGATAGGCTTAGACAAGATTGTAATTACTATTTGACTTATGGGTATAAATCTCCGAATGCTTTATGGGCTAAAGACGAAAAAGAACAAATCGAGAATATGAAAGCTCTTTGGAAAACATTCAAACTCAAAGATACTCCTGAATGGCTGACTTGGGAGGATATTTTAGAGTTTGAAAGAAAGATGTGTAAGTAAAATTTAGGGCCTGTCTACGGACGGGCTCTTTATATTTATAAAGGAGCTGACCCAACATGGCCAAACGATTAATCGTAGTCAACAAATGCCCATTATGCGGCGAAGAGGTTGAGCAAGTCCAAGATTCCATTCTAAAGAAAACCCCTGGCTTTCATAACGCGGAACTGGTAATAACCAGAACAGGTTTTAAACAGTATATTCATAGTTCATGTTGGTATAAAATGATCGAAGAAAAAAGACCGTATGACGGTAAGTTGTATTTGTGAAAGGAGAGAAATATGAAAGCTATCACCGTGACAAAGTTGATCGAGATTCTTAAGTCTAAGAATGAAGCTGGACTTATATTCGAAGATACTATGTCTAAGATTTTTAAAGAACACGGAGAAGACTGGTATATCGAAGGAAACCAGTGGGTTAAAGCTAGTGACTAAGCCTGTCTACGGACGGGCTTTTTATTTTTAAAAAGGAGAGAGAAATATGAAGTTTAAGATCGCTACATGCGGTTGCAAATCATGTACGCAATGGCAAAGTAATCTAGATGTAACTAGTCATGCTTGTCTATCTTTCGGTTTTGTAATACGAATTCTTAAAAATATATTAAAATATGAATCCGACTATTTATCGTCAATCCAAAAAGAGTCCATCGATACTGTAATAGATACTGTAGAAAAATTAGACGTAAAATTTAGAGAGTTAATAAAGGAGAGCCATGACTAACTGTCCAAATTGCGGCGCGCCTGTCACTTCTTACAAATGCGAGTATTGCGGTACTGTATTTGAACGCTTAATGGAGGCGGAATACCTAAAAAGTAAAACAGAAGAACTTAAGCAATCTTTATATGTTAAAAGTCTTTATGCTGAAGCTATCAAAGCTATGAGAAATTACGGCAGTCTAACTACGAATGAATGTTGAGAAGTAATAGGATTACCTAGAATTTAAAAAGGAGAGAAATATGAAAATTCGACCCGACGCCGAGCAGGTTTCAGCAGTTACCAAGCACATCGTTGACTACATGATCAAAGAGGGCACCGAGAACACCACTAGCGGTAATTATATTTTTACCGTGAACGAGTTGAGTGAGATTTTTATGCTTGACTCGTCTTTTATTATTCGACACGAAGAGGATATTCTCAATGAACTTTGTAGTCGCGATGAGATCCTCGACGTTTGGATGGATAGAGACTCTGATTTCGCGATTGAATCTTTCGATCTGAACTTCGGAACGGACTTTTGTCCCAATATCGAAGACGATGAAAATGGCTATATCGGTATGCTTTATGGCGTCAAGATATTTAAAGCAGTTAAGAAATAATACGTGTTAAAGGAGAAAAAAATGTACGACATTGAACTTACCGTAGAGAACATCCTTTGTGAGATCGATTATCCTACTACTTATGTCTTTATTTATGCTGACGACGAATGCATGTACGCATATGAAAGCGACGGTCCGGTCATTAAAATGGTCAAGGATGATATTCTTCGTCGGCGAGTAAAGAAGTATGAATCCGCGTTTAACGAAGGGATTCTTTACGTACGGATTTATACTTGAGGTGATTTATGAAAATGACAGATATGGACGATATTCAGAGATGGCTTAAACCTGGTTGGTATGATTATGCAGTTGCGGCCAGACATTGCGGTAAGCCTTTATACCGAGCTCATAAATTTGTAGAGAATGTTGTAGAAAAGGAGAATAATATGATTAATAAGAATTGCGAAAATTTCGATAAGTGCATGCACGTTAGAGGCAAGGGCTCTTGCGATGGATGCGGTAACATGTTTAAAGGCATGTTCGACGAGGCATTCAAGAAGTACGTTCAGCATGATATTGATACTTTAGTAAAAACTCAGAGTTATGTAACTTTCAAGAAACCCTCCAATCCTTTCGCTATCAAGAACGTTATCTTCAACCCTCCTGCTACTATTGTCTTTTGGGAAGACGGTACCAAGACCGTAGTCAAGGCCGGCGAGCATGACGAGTTCGATCCCGAGAAGGGTCTGGCTATGGCTATTTCTAAGAGAGCACTTGGCGGTAAGCACGATTATTACGAGCCCTTCGCTAAGTGGGTTGGTAAGTACGAGTACCAGTGTAAGAAGCAGATGCGTAAGTGTGAGAAAGCCTATGCCGATTTTTTGGCCAAGCGTCTTGGTAAGGTAGAAAAAGTCGAAGTAACAGATGATAGCGTCCGAGCCGAAATTTCGACCGAAGATGAGTGGTTTTCTAAATGGGCGAAACGTCATCTTGAAGGTAGTGATGACTAATTGGCAGGAATCTCATTACGTGACTACCAGCTAGATGCGGTCCAGCGAATACATAATGGAAGTATCCTCTGCGGAGGCGTTGGATCAGGAAAGTCTCGAACATCCTTGGCGTACTATTATAAAGAACAAGGTGGAGACCTAAACAGTAAGAACTATGCTAAGATGCGAGATCCAAGAGACTTATACATAATTACCACTGCTCGAAAACGAGATACGCTCGAATGGGAAGAAGAAATGCTGCATTTCAAACTCACCACTCATCCGGAGGCGGCTATTTACAAGCATAAGGTGGTAGTCGACTCATGGAACAACATAAAAAAGTATAAGGATGTCTACGGAGCATTCTTTATATTTGACGAGCAGAGAGTTGTCGGGTCTGGCGCCTGGGTTAAAGCTTTTCTCAATATCGCTAGAAAAAACAAATGGATATTGTTATCGGCTACCCCAGGCGACACCTGGAGCGATTATATTCCGGTATTTGTAGCGAATGGCTTCTATAAGAATAAGACAGAGTTCATACGGGAACATGTCATATATTCTCGCTACACGAAATACCCGAAGATTGATCGCTATGTTAATACTGGTAAGCTGATACGGCTGAGAAATCAACTTCTCATTACTATGGACTTTGATAGACAGACTGTATCGCACCATGAAGACATATATGTAAAGTATGATATTCCGAAGTATAAGGACGCTGCACGACTGCGCTGGGACCCGTTTAAAAACCAGCCTATGCAGAATGCATCTGAGTTGTGCTATGTCTGGCGGAAGATTGTTAATAGTGATGAGTCACGACAGGTAGCTTTGTTGGAGTTATACGAGAAACATCCTAAGATGATCATATTCTATAACTTCGATTACGAGCTTGATATTTTGAAAGGATTGTATTATGGACAAGATGTACAAATCGCAGAATGGAACGGACATAAACACGAGCCAGTACCAAGAGGAAGATCTTGGGTCTACCTTGTTCAGTATACTGCCGGAGCTGAGGGCTGGAACTGCATACAAACTGACACCATCGTCTTCTATTCGCAAAACTATTCTTACAAGGTTATGCAACAGTCCGCTGGGCGAATTGATCGACTGAATACGCCGTTCAAAGATTTATATTACTATCATTTAAAATCCAGGTCAGGTATTGACTTGGCTATTAGTCGTGCTTTGACTGAAAAAAGAAAATTTAATGAAAGTAGTTATGTGAAATGGAATTAAAAGCGATTTATAAAAAGAAACCTGATTGCCAAAGTTGTATAGATCTTGGCTTATTTGATGCTCCAGATTGTATTACGTGCATAAAAATGAGCACCGAAGAGGTTGATATACTTACTTTCACTGGCGATAAAGCAGTAATAGCAAAAAAGTCTGGAGAATTAAGAGCAGTTTCATTAAGCGAGCTTACGATACAGAAAAAGGAGAGTTTATGAACCTACAAGCTTATACATGTAAATGCTGCGGCGCTCCGATAGATGTCGTTCATATGCGATGTACATACTGCGGAACCGCATATGAAGACGAGTCGCTGAAGAAAATCGTGATCCGAACTGAGCGACCTGGCGAGCATGTTATCCGAGCTAATGTGGCTTTTGATACGGCTATGGTGGCCGGTGCTCCAGAAGAGGTATTGCGTGATGTGGCTCTTCGTGAACTTAGAAACCAGCTTGCTGATGGCTTGCTTGGGTTTATTAAGCTCACGACTAATCGCGACCCTCGTTTAATGATGGAGTGTATTCGTGGCGAGGTTCGAGTTATAGATCCATATTTTGATGGGTATTGAAAGGAGAAAAAAATGCTTAAAGGTAAACTTCATGTTGGTCTGATTAATGGAACTGAAAAAGTAGTGGTTATCCATACTTACGATTTAAATAAGCCGATCGATTTCATCAATATGATCATTTCAAAAGATTATTTTACTATCACGGATAATGGAAAAATCTTTGCTTTTCGCAACTCAAACACTACGCATATTTATTTCGAGGAGGATTAAAAATGCCTTGTCAAAACTGTAAAAATGCCCTGTTTAACGAACTGTGGGGCGAGTATAAATGTAAACTCAAGCAGATTGTTATTAATATACTTGAAGACCTTTGCCCTGATTTTGTAGAGGGCACACCCGAAGTATCCAAGGAAGATAGATATCCTGAAGAAGATTAAGGAGGATAGTAAGGTTGACTGAATTTGAGTGGCTGGGCGAAGACAACCAGATAGGTATTGATATCTGGCGAAAAAAGTACCAGCGTAATGACGAAACATTCGAACAGTGGCTTGATCGCGTGTCCGGCGGCAACCACGAAGTTCGAGAGCTGATCAAGGAAAAGAAGTTCCTGTTCGGCGGACGTATTCTCTCTAATCGAGGGATGGATAAGTACGGCAAGAAGATCACATATTCTAACTGCTATGTTATCACGCCTCCCGAAGATAATATCGAGAGCATTTACGAGTGTGCTACTAAGCTGGCACGTACATATTCTTATGGCGGTGGTTGCGGTATTGATATTAGTAAGCTGTCTCCCAGAGGAGCTAAGATCAATAACTCTGCCGAGGCCACTACTGGTTCGGTCTCCTTTATGGACCTGTATAATCTGACTACGGATCTTATCGGGCAGAACGGACGACGTGGAGCTATGATGATCAGTCTGACTTGCGATCATCCGGACCTGGAGGAATTCATTGATATTAAGTCTGATCTGAGCAAGATCACCAAGGCCAATATCTCAATCAAGATTACGGATGAGTTTATGAAGGCGGTCAAGGAGGAAAGATATTTCGATCTGACCTTCACTCGAGATGAGACCGGCGAGACTATTACTAAGCGAGTGTTCGCTCCTGATATTTGGCGTAAACTCTGCCGAATGAATTGGGATTATGCTGAGCCTGGCATTCTGTTCTGGGATCGTATTCGTGATTGGAATCTTCTCAGTGAAGATGAGGAATTCGAGTATGCTGGAACAAATCCCTGCGCAGAAGAGCCCCTGCCTGCTGGCGGTAGTTGTCTTCTCGGTAGTCTGAATCTCGCGGAGTTTGTCACACCTTTTGGCGAATTTGACTATGAGGAGTTTAAACACGCTGTAATGGTCGCTGTGACGGCTCTGAATGAAGTTTTGGACGAAGGTATGCCTCTGCACCCTCTTCAGGAGCAACGCGATTCTGTGCGTGACTGGCGGCAAATCGGACTTGGTATCTTCGGTCTTGCTGACATGCTGATCAAGATGGGTATTAAGTATGGCTCTGATAGATCCTTGATTATTTGCGACAAGATCGGGTTCAATATGGCTAACCAGGCTATCCGCACTTCTGCAATGCTTGCTAGTGCTGGCGGTCCGTATCCGAAATATAAGCATTTGCCAGTGGTTAATTCCGGCTTCTATTGCCATAACACTGACTATACTACTAGCGAAGTTGTCAATCAGTACGGTCTTCGCAACTCCCAGCTTATGACTATCGCTCCTACCGGTTCTCTGTCTACTATGCTCGGTGTGTCTGGTGGTATCGAGCCTATCTTCGCAAATTACTACGAACGTAAGACTGAATCCCTACATGGACATGACGAGTACTATAAGATCTACACTCCCATCGTAAAGAAGTATATGGAAGAGTATGATATCGATAATGTAGAGGATCTGCCTGATTTCTTCGTTACCGCGAGAGACATTAATTATAAAGAACGTATCGAAATGCAGGCCACTTGGCAAAATCATATCGACGCTTCTATCAGCTCTACTATTAATCTTCCTAATGATATTTCTATCGAACAGGTAGAAGATCTGTATAGATACGCTTGGGGGCGATGCCTCAAAGGCGTCACCATCTTCCGTGAAGGCTGTCAACGGACGGCTGTGCTGTCAACGGACACTGAACAGAAGAATGATATTCCCGAGTATTCGGGTCCTGTCTGTCTCAATCGAGGAATCATCATTAAGGCTAACGACACTTGTGTAGGGAAGAAACGGACGCTGCATACTGGCTGCGGTACTCTGCATTGTGAGGCGTTCTTTGAGCCTACTACTGGCGAACTGCGAGAAGTATATTTGAATAAGGGCTCCACCGGTGGTTGTAATAACTTTATGGTGGGTCTTAGTCGAATGATCTCTCTGGCAGCTCGTGGCGGTGTGAGTATCGATGATATTCTGGACCAGCTTGGTTCCTCTGGTACTTGTCCGTCCTATGCGGTACGTACTGGTATTAGGCATGACACTTCTAAGGGCTCTAGCTGTCCTGTGGCGGTTGGGAACGCTCTTAAGGAGATGTATGAGGAGATGCAGGTGGAAGTTGGTAAGCGCGAGTGGCTGTCTGAGACGGTTCTATCTAATCTGTTTGAGCCTGACACCGTACCGCCTATGGTAGTCGCAACTAATCCCGTATGCCCTGAGTGTGGCGGCAACCTTGTATTCGAAGGTGGCTGCAACACCTGTAAGGATTGTGGTTGGAGTAAGTGTGATTAAGGTTCGCGAATCTTACAACTCCTATAATGAAAGGAGTGGATTAACATGCTTAAAAACATTTATAAGTATGTGTTGAAAAAGCTACATGATTTTCACCTTGATATGTCTGATTATTACTACGGAAAAATGGATGAATATGGTTCCGAGAATAATGACTATTATGGTGTGAAGGTAGCGAAGCACACACGCAAATGTTTGAAGATCATGGAGAAACTCGTAGCAATGGAAGAGTTCTAGTTTTAGGACTCTTCTCTTTTTCTTTCGCGAAAAATGCAAACCACTTTATGAGAATGTTTAAATCATAAGGAGGGTTTAGTATGAAAATTACTATCACGATTGAAATGGACAAAAACGATCTCGAGATTAAGGAGAAGGAAACTGAAAGGAAACCTGTCAATAAAGCCAGCGAATACGCACGGTTTTTTGATGAGGGGTGTTTTGGATGGAGTAAAGAGCCAGAAATGAATTGTTACTATTTGAGGAGCACAGAAAATCATGCTAATGCTCGTCTTAAAGCAAATGGATATTTGTTTCTGAATGACGTTTACGACATGCTTGGAATTCCCAGAACAAAAGCCGGTCAAAGAATTGGCTGGATATATGACAAGGATAATCCTGTCGGTGATAATTATGTCGACTTTGGTCTCAACGATTCGAGTTCTGCCGATTTCGTGAATGGTCGAAGTAATGTCGTACTACTGGACTTCAATGTCGATGGAGACATTTTAGACAGAATTGGAGAAGGGTCCTAATTGGGCTCTTCTCTTTTTATTTTTGAAAGGAGAGAAATATGAAAAGTCACGAACTCAAGGACATCCAGCTCTTCGAAGAAAATGGGCAGTATTATCTTAAGCTCAAATATATTATCGAGCGTGATAATCGTGTTGAGGAACTTGAGATTCCTAAAGTGAAGATTCCTTTTAACGAACGGTATTATCCGGAAATACAAACCGAGTATCATCCGTGGTCCACGCTGAATAAATGTATTTTATCGGTTGGTTGTAGACAGCCTTTGGATATTCTTCCAGGAGATACTCCGGAAGCGAAGGATACCTTCTATGTCACAAGAGTCATAGAAGAAAAACCGGTTGAAATGTCTGTATCCGAAATCGAGAAGAAGCTCGGTTATAAGATTAAGATCGTTAACAAGGATTGAAAGGAGAGTACTAATGCTTATTGTAGTTTTGGGAATTGCTATGGTTGTTAGCTTCATAATCTATTTGTACGCTAGTGATAAATGTATAGATATTCTCGAGGGTTTTGGAATTGTGTTTTCTATACTATTTTTTAGTGCTTTTATAGTATCGGTAGCCGCTATCCCCTTCTGTCACATAGGCATTGATGGCAAGATTGCTAGTTACGAGGCTCGGTATGAATCTCTAGTCTACCAGTATGAGAACGATATTTACGATAACGACAATGATATCGGCAAGCGTGATCTTATGGAGGATATCGAGGCATGGAATACGGAGCTTGCTAGTAAGAAAACCAATCATGACGATCTCTGGATTGGTATTTATATTCCTAATATTTACGATCAGTTTGAGTTTATTGAGTTGAAAGGAGAGTAACATGGTTGACGTAAAGGAATTATATTCCGAAGAAGAATATATAAGTCGTTACAGCGGTAAATATACCGAGCTTTACGATTATGATCCTATGATCAACGCTTTCGGCAGAGTGGCGGTTAGAGTGGATACGGATGATTATAGTGGCGACACTTATATTCTCTACGACAACGGCAACAAGATCGGTCACCTGATATTCGGTTGGGGCTCTTGCTCTGGTTGCGATCCTCTTCAGCACTGCGAATCTATTGAAGAGGTTCAGGAGCTTTGCGATAAACTTGAGAATAGTATTGAGTGGTTTGGCAGTAAGGAAGAAGCTCTTAACTGGTTCGAAAACCATGACTGGAAAGGTAATTGGTGCTGGTTCTATAAAGAATGTAGGGAGTATATAGAAAAAGCTATGGAATATTTGAAAGGAGAAAACTAATGCTTACTATTGAAAGATTTTGCACCGCGTCCCCTGAACAGATGGAGTTCATTATTGACGGCATGCGTAACCCTATGAATAGCTGGGATATGAGTGATAGTTATATTACTCATATCGAAAACCAGACTACGGCTAACACTGCTGACTTTGCTTTCCATCTTGGTGAGAATGACGAGAAGCTTATGCGACAGCTTGCTGCTGGTGGTCCGGTGCATGCTAAATATCGGCGTATGATGCCTGTGTGGGTTGATATTGTCGCTCCTCTATATTGGTACAAGGAGTTCGATACTTATAAGATCGGTACGGTAAACAACAGTTGTAGCACTATGCATAAGATCCATGCGAAGGAGTTTACCTTTGATGACTTCAGTTGTGAACATCTGTTTGAGGATGATGAGCCGCTGGAGTTTATGTGTGACGGTGTTGAGAACTGGTATTCGAAGAATATTCTGGCGGCGACTATCTGTACTCTTAATACCTTTAGACAGAAGTATCTCAACTATCTCAAGCAGCCTACTAAGGATCTGAATGCTAAGGCCAAATATGTTAAGAAACTTTGGTGGCAGCTTATCCAGCTTCTCCCGAGTTCTTATAATCAGAAGCGTACGTACATGCTGAACTACGAAGTTCTGTACAATATGTATCACTCTCGTAGACATCATAAGCTCGATGAGTGGCATGTGCTTTGCGATTGGATTGAGAAGTTGCCTTATAGCTATCTGATTACTGGCGAAGCCGAGAATGACGCGGTTAGCGTCTGAAATATGAAGGATGAGGAAGATACCGATGACTGAGCAAGAATTGTTTCGCGGTTTCTGTGCTTTACCACTTATTCCGAAAAATGATGATGAAAAAAGACAGGAACTGATCGACAAGCTTCATAAGATCATTAAGGATCTTGAGAATGGTTACGTCGGTTTTATGTATCTGTATGATGAACTTTGTTAAGGAGAACGAAAAATGAAAAAGATTCCTACCCTGTTCACTCGCATTTTTGAAGGCCGTAAGATTGTTGGTATCAAGGATGAGATTACTCCTGGTTGTGAAGAAGCTTTTAAGTATGGTCGGGCGACAATTAAAGTCGATGGATCTTGTTGCGCGATTATTAATGGTGAGTTTTACAAGAGATATGACGCTAAGAAAGGTAAGAAACCTCCTGAGGGAGCCATTCCTTGTTGCGATCCCGATCCTGTAACAGGTCATTGGCCTCATTGGGTTAGGGTCGATCCGAATAATCCTGCCGACAAGTGGTTTGATCAGGCTAGAAACTCTAGATATACTACGATATTTACGGACGGTACGTACGAAGCAGTCGGTAAGCATTTTAATGGTAATCCATATAATTTGGATTTCGATTATCTTGTACCGCATGGTAAACAAAACGTATATGTTGAACGAGATTTCGAATCTATTTCTGAATGGCTTAATACACATGAGTCCGAAGGTATCGTCTTCTGGCTTAATGACGAACCGGTATGCAAGATTAAACGAACTGACTTTGGTTACGAATGGCCGATTAAAAAGGAGTAAAGATGTATTTATTCGAGTACATAAACCGTCCGGAATCTGGGACATGGGTACCACGATACGAAATTATTCATGCTTTCAATGCAAATGAAGCTCTGATACAATTCTACGAATCTAGAGATAGTGTTCATAGTATCGATCTTGATCAATTTGCTAAAATCATCAGATATTTTTCTGTCGAAGAGGGTGTTAGACTATTTAACTCGATCCAAATTACATACGAGATTCATAAAATTTATTCTATAAGTCAAGAAATATATAATTCTAATAAGGAGAACGAAAAATGAAAAAATCTACTATCGCTATTATCGGGTTTATTCTTACCGTCATCGCAGTCTTCGGAATTAGTTGGTTTGTCACTTGTGGCATTGTTAATCTGCTTTCCTGGTGCTTCGGTTTCACGTTTACCTGGAAGCTGGCTACTGGCGTCTGGGTTATTTGGCTTGTCTTGGCGGGACTCTTCGGTAAGAAACGTACGGTGAAGGTGGAGGAGTGATGGTGAATATTTTTCTTATATTTTATGTCCTGCTCGGTTTATTCCTTATGTTCATATTATTTAAAAACAAAAATACATTTGATAAACATATGAACATTACCAATGCTATTCATACATATAATCGGCTCTGTATAAAGAGACACGACTATATTGCGATGATTGATTATAAAGTCGTAGAAGACTATGATACTACTCTTTTTCGTCTCTGGGACTGGGGCTACAAGCGTATGGTTCCTAAGGATATTTACGAACTGATTAAGGAGTATATTTGATGGAGAATATAGGTACTCTGTTAGTTCTATTATACATGTTAATCGTATTTAGGTATTTTGTCACATTAATTAATCGTGCTCGAATAGAAGACGCTATCCTCGGATACGACGTAAGTTTAATAGAAAAACCACTTGGTCATAAGTTTATAAACCCATTAGAAGTCATGGAGCCCGAATATAAAACTTTTTTGCGTATTTGGGATTGGGGATGTAAACGTATAGTGGATAAGGAAATATACGAACTTGTAAAGGGTTATAAATTGTATGATTGATACTAAACTAATATTTATTCTATGTTTTATGGAGGATTAAGATGATTAAGTTTAAGACGTTTCATGCTATCACTAATGACGATCTTAATGTTGCTTTTCAAGCTAATGAATGGGTCGCAAAGCATCCTTATATATCAGTTATAGACATGTCTTATAATTCGCAAATCAATCCGCTGACCATGAGTGTACAGGAATCACTTTGCATTATGTATGATGATTGGGGAGAAGATGTAGATGATTAAAGGAGAAAAAAAATGAAAAAGATTATTGTTATTTGTATGGTTCTGGCTATGATGTTCACCATGATTGCATGCCTGCCTATTCAGGATAGCGGCTCCCGAGAAGATGTCGCAGCTACGATGGCTGTGGCTAGTGAGCTTCAGGAAAATCAGCCTACCCCTACTGATATCGATTATTCTCTTGAGAGGTATAACCTTATTCGTAGAGCGTATTGGGTAAATGGCCAGCGTGAAAAGTCTGCATCTGTTGTATGCCAGATCGAGAAGCCTCTTGGATATATTGTCCTGTTTACTGAGAGCGGCAGCGTTGTCGGGCGGTTCGTTGTTGATGGTAAGGTGTCTAGTCTGAATAGTTTCCTTACTCCTGATAGCGAATATTATTCTGGCGAAGCCAGGGCGATTAATACTACGAATCTGAGCGGTGATACTAGCGTTAGTAGCTATACACACGTAAACAATTGGATCGCTGACGTAGACGGCTCTTACGGTGAAAACGACAACGGCATCTTCTTCTTTACTCCCGATGGTAAGTACGTTGAGTGGACTGGCACTTATTTGTATTCTGATATTCCGTTTGAAATTACCGATCCTGTTGTGAAGATTGGAGAGTAAAATGAAAAAGTTTTTTATTGTCGTTCTTTGTGTACTCCTAGCTATCGGTATCAGCGCTTGTAATATCGCTTCCCGTTGGTTTAATACCGGTTTTGGAAACGCCGTCGATTATGTCGACCAGAAGATTGACGATGCTACAAACTATGACACTCGTAAGGAAGTCGAAGATAGCTGTCGAGCTATGGTGTCTTCTTACGAAGCGGATAAACTTACTTGGGAGCAGTACAACGGCAGCGATAATAGCGAACAGCAGTCCTGGGCAGATCAGGCGAAGATGCGAGCTAATCGCACGGCTTCTACCTACAATAATTATATTCTGAAAAACTCTTACGTATGGGATGGTAATATTCCTAGCGATATTATGAGTAAGCTCGAATACATAGAATAAAAGGAGAGAAAAAAAATGCTTGTTAATGACTATCAGCGTGCAGCGCTTAAGACTGCTAATCCTAATCTGAGTAATTTCGGGCTTCTTGAGAATGGCATCATGGGTCTTAATGGCGAGGCTGGCGAATGCATTGATATTATCAAGAAGCATAGGTTCCAGGGCCATCCTCTGAATCAGGAGCATATCGCTAAGGAGCTGGGGGATATTGCTTGGTATCTGGCTATTTCTGCTGAGGCTCTGGGATATGATCTCGAACATATTCTTCAGATGAATCTCGACAAGCTCGCTAAGCGTTATCCTGAGGGATTCGATAGTGAGCGGAGTCTGCATCGGGAGAAGAATGATATTTAATTAAAGGAGAAAAAATATGCTGCTTACATATCAAAAGAAATTGAATGGGAGAAGTATCGGCGTGGTGTTCGGTTCTTTCGCGCCTTTACATCAGGGTCATCTCGATTTGATAATGAGAGCAAAAAAGGAAAACGACGGTGGTTGTATTGTAATCGTGTGCGGTTATGACGGGGATAAAGGAGAGCCTCTAATGCCTCATAGTAAACGTTATCGATACGTACGTGAATTCTTTGCAGATGATGAACTCGTGGCAGTATACGCGATAAACGATACCGAAAGTAGTCGGGCTCAGTATCCTGACGGCTGGGTTAGCTGGATGGAAGAGTTCGAAGATATTTGGAAAAAAGCGGTTATTCCAAGAGGACGATGCTATGACGAGGTATACTACCCCGAACGAGTCTGGTATGTTGGTGATGAAAACTACTACAATGACCTCATTAATATGTGGAACGAAAAAGCAGTTCTCGTCGATCGAGTAGCAGACAATCCTATCTCCGCTACAATGATTCGTCAGAACCCTATCAAACATTGGGATAAGATCGCTACTCCTTTCCGAAGAATTTTCAGTCATAACATCCTCGTCACTGGCACTGCTTCCGAAGGTAAGTCTATTCTTGTGAATGATCTCGGAAAGTATTTCAATGCCCCTCATAGTTGGGAGTGGCCTCGAGATTATATGGAAGAAAGCGGTGTTAGTGACTGGGAACTCGACGGGGCAGACTTTATCGCGTTTCTTGAAGGTCAGTATAACCTCAATAAAAAGCTTATCAATTCTCCTGCAAATCATGGTGTGTTCTTCGCCGACAGTGATTCCATGACGACACGTATGTACGCCGAAATGTACGCTAAGGATGATAAATTCACTATGACTATGGAAGAATTCGATAAGGTTGCTGTCGTTGCAGACGAACTTACCAGAAAGTCTCGATGGGATAAAATTTTTCTCGTAGCTCCTCATGGCATATTCGTGGATGATCATTCTCGCTATATGGGACATGCTGATTTGAAGGAGCGAAAGGAGCTCTTTGATATTCTTTGCGAAGACATTAAGCGAACGGGTAATTGGGATAAGGTTACTATTCTTTGTGGCAATTATTATGAAAACTTTATGGTCATTGTTAATTATGTAAAGGAGATTATGAATAATGGACGCAATTAAGAATTGGACTCTGAAGCATTTCTGGACCGGCTATAACACTTTCGAAAAACTGTTCCTGTTGTTCGGCGTACTTTTGCAAATTGTTGTGTTCATGATTATTCCCGACACGCCTCTGAATATTATTGCCGGTTTGGCCGGAGTGGTATCGGTGGTTATGTGCGCTAAAGGACGTACGATGTTTTACTTTGTAGGCTTTATTCAGACGTGCACATATTTGGTCCTAGCTTGGCAGAATAATTTCTATGGCGAAGTTCTTGAGAATCTCTTTTACTTTGTAACTATGATTTGGGGAATCTTCGTTTGGAAGAAAAATGAGGTTAAGAACGAAGACGGCACAGAAGATGTTTTGGCTAAGGTGTTTACCCCTTCTCAGTGGTTTTGGTCTATTTTCTGTACAATTGTCGCTACTATTGTTATGGGATATTGGCTGAATAGTATCGGTAGTGCTCAGGCGTATACGGACGCTGCTACGAATGTTATGGCTATTTTTGCTCAGCTTCTTATGGTACGTCGTTATCGTGAGCAGTGGGTTTGGTGGCTGGTTATTGACGTGTTCTGCATTAAGCTGTGGTTTGTTGCTGGTAACTGGTCTATGGTCGCTATGTATATTTTCTGGACTGCTAATACTATTTACGGGTTTATTAACTGGAGTAAGCTTAATAAGATTCAGAATGATATTTAATTGAAAGAAATCGTATGATGTGTATCAAATTTATGTTGGCGGTTCTTATAAGCCTTGTGACCGATAGTATACATGTAGGACTAATTGCTTTGTTGATTGGCGAACTACTTTTTGATTAATTAAAGGAGATAGAATTATGCATATTTTTAGCAAGGAAAATCAGAGAAACATTCTGGTGTGGATGCTTGGGTTTCTCGCTATGCTGGTTATTGCAAGAGTCATGTTCGAAGAGCCTCGTGTCGAGTATGTGGAGGTTGAAGTGCCGGTCGTAAAGTATGTCGAGACTGCGGATCTCGTGCAGGTTAGTAAGACTATTAATAATGATGCTGCGGACGTGGCTCGAGTACTTTACGGTCTTGCGGATTACAATCTCCCCAACTCTGCTAAGCGTGCCGTGATTGAAGTTATCCTGAACCGCGTGGCGTGTACGTACGGAGAGTTCGGCGATACCATTCACGACGTTTGCAGTAAGCCTAATCAGTGGCAGGGGTACGTTGATGGTGGTCCTTATCTTGAGACCGACTACCAGCTTGCTGAGTCTGTACTGAGCGACACTTCCGGTGCTCGGGTAACTCCTGGCATGTGTCTGTTCCTCGTATGTAACTACGGCTCAGTTACTGTCCGTCCTCAGTGGGATGGCGGTAATGAGTGGACGATTGAGTGAAGGATTGTGGCGGGCTTAGCTAAGGCTGGCTACGGACGAAAAAATAGGGGCGCTGGGATAACTGGCGCTCTTATTTTTAGCTTTTTGGGAGGATGTTGGAGGCTTGACTGAAGGGTTTCTAAGGCTGGCTACGGACGAAATTTGTGGTCATTTTTGGCCACTTTTTGGTCAGAAAATTTGGCCAGTGGCCACTTTTATTTGGCCATTTGAGATTTTTGGCGATGAAAAAACGGGTTTGTGGCCACTTTTTTTGGCCAATTGGCCACTTTTGAAAATGAAAATGGCCAGTAAAAAACCTAGTGTTTTCAATGGTTTGCGGGCTTTCTGGCCACTTTCCCACTTTTTTTTCAT